TCAGGGCGCAGCAGCCAGCGACTTCCTCAGCCTCGCACCCAGCGTAGCGTCCCGCCGCGGCGCGTCAATCTCTGCCGCTGCCTCGTTCAGCTCTCGCATGACCGCGGTGCGCTCTTCGTCCAGGGCCTTGATGGCTTCGCTGTCTCCCACGGTTTCCATCGCCTCCTTGTTGAGTTCGCGCAGATCCTTGACGGCCCGGTTCTTCTCCTTCTTCAGCATCGCCTCGGGCTTGTCGGCTTCGATGCGGTCGGCCGCGTCCAGATCACCCTTCTTCTCGGCAGCGCGGATCAGCTTTTCCGCCTTCTCGATGGCGGTCAGGTTGTCGTAGTACCGGCTGCGCTGCACCGATGCGTCATCCACCTCGCCATAGAAGCGGCCGAACACCGGGAGCCCGGTCGGCTTGGTGTCTTCGCCTTTGGACATGGCGATGCTGGTGTTCACGGTCTTCTCGATTTCGCGCAGCAGTCCACCGCCGACCACCTGGGCCAGGTAGCGCACCATCTCAGGCGTCGGGCTGACCCGGCCGGCCTCGTACTCGTCGCCGTCGCTGACCTTGTTCAGGATGCGGCTGATTTCGAGGTAGGCCTGACCGGTGGGCGCGCGCAGCGTTCCTTCCCGGGCGCGCTCGAAGCCTGGTCGCGGATCGTTGCCGTAGCCCTCGCGCTCAATGGCGGCGCCGGCAAAGTTCTTGTTCGACAGAACCTCGATCACCGGGTCGATCACGGTCGGCGCCACGGTGCGCAACGCGCCATCGGCGGTGAAGATGTTGCCACCACCCAGCGGGTTGAACGCACCGGCAATCTCTCCAACGGCTGCGAATCCCTTGGATAGCGCATCCTTGCCGCCGTCCATCGTGAGTTCGGCCAGCACCCGCCCAGTGTTCGGCAGGACATGCAGGCCCAGCGGCAGCGGGATCGTGAAGTACCGCTTCTTGCCTTCGTCGTCGGTGCCAAGCGGGATGATGAGCGCGCGCGACTTCACGAACTCCGGGATTTCGTCGTCATCGTAGCCAGCGGCCAGCAGCATCACCGCCTGCAGCACGCCCAGCGTCACACCGCCTGCGATGATCTTGGCGCCGTCCGGCCCGGCCAGGGTCTGCAGCGTGCGCGCGGAACCCTGAACCGATGCGTTGAAGAATGCGTACAGCGGCCCCAGCTCCCGGCCCATGCGACCTTTTCTGTTGAAATCGACCGTCAGTTCGCGGCCAAGGCGCGCGGCTTCCGGCCGGCTCATGCCTTCCTGCAGGGCCTCGCGGTACGCGGCCAGGCGCACAGCGTTTTCCAAGGTCGTGTTGAAGATGTCCAACGCACCCAGCACCTTGCCGGCCACCTTGTCCGTGGTCAGCTTGCCGGCCTTCTCCATCGCCTTGAGTTCGGCTTCCAGTGCCTTGGCGCGGTCGTTGGCGTCCTTGAACATCTCGCGGTAGCCAGTCTGCCCGCCGTCCTGTTGGAACTGACGGAACAGCCGACCCCATTCGCCGGACTTCTTGCCGGACAACTCCAGACCGATGCCCTTGAGTGCCCCTGGTGTCATGGCCAGGACCTTCAAGGTCTTTCCGCGCAGCTTGGTCGAACTCAGGTTGATGGCCCCGCCCAGCGTGTCGCGCGTCAGGTTCACCAGACCGAATGCCGGGTTGAACTGCGTGTTCACGCTGGCCAGCCATCGCGTCGTCTTGCCGACGATGCTCCCGGCGATGTCGAACTTCGTCAGGCCGTCCATGTTCTTCAGGTTCTCGGCCATGCGCAGCCCGCGCGGGTCGTTGACGTTGACCATCAGCACCCGGTCTTCGCCGTTCACCTTGAGCACGATGGCGCCGGGCAGGCTCTTGTACATCGGGTTCGGCCGGCTGACCACGCGGCCCAGCGTCGGGTCCACGGTCTTGATTGTCGGAACGCCCATCATCCCGGCTTCGGCCACGGTCGGGTCAACGCCCATGCGCTGCAGTTCCCTGCCGATGGCCTCCGGACTCATGCCGGGCTTGATCGTGGTCCAGAAGTCCGGGTTCGGATTCGTCAGGGCCAGGCCGTACAGCGCCACCGCCACGCGGTTCTTTTCCGCCCTGGTGATCGCGGCTTCCCGTTGCATCAGGACGTGCGCCAGGATGTTCGTCGCCTGCTTGGTTGAGCCCACGGCGCGCTTGCTGCTGCCACCGCGCACGCTCATCCCGGATCCGGTCGGGTGCGGGTTGCCGTTCTCGGCCTCGTCGCGGAACAGCGGGACATAGCTCTTGTAGGCGCCGGCCCATGCATCGATCGTTTCCTGCTTCTCCAGACCCTCGTCAACCAGCAGCTTCGTTGTGCCCTGGGTGATCGCGTCCACCCGCTTGGCCATGGCGGTCAGAACCATGCGCTTGCCTTCGGACAGGCCGGCGATGTGCGCCTTTGCTGCCTCAGTGGTCATCAGCACGCCCTTGCTGTTCTTGCCGGCGCCACCGTCTGGCAAGTCCGGGTTCACCTTGGCGATCTGCTTGTTCCGTTCCTCGGCATGGCGTGCGTGCAGGTAGTCGGCCAGTTCGTCCATGGTCACGTTGTTGCGCGCCATGGCATCCAGCAGCGGCTTGGCCTCGTCGTCAAGGAACTGCTTGGCTCGGGTCGCCACACGGCCCGGGTACAGCGTCTCCTGCAGACGGGCGTCGAACTTCTCGGGGATGGTGTTGGCCTTGGAGATGGCCTCCTGCACGCGCTTGAGGTCGATGCGACCATCGGCCAGCTCATAGATCACGCGGTCCAGTCGCGTTTCCTGCGGGGCATCCCAGAACCCGGGCTGGAACATCTCGGCCTGACCCGGCTTCGCAGCGCCTGCGGCCTTCTCTGCTTCGATGGATGCCGGGGCCTTGGCGGTGCGGCTGTACGCAGCCTCAATGATGCTCACGTCATCACCGGAGAACACCACGTAGTTGAACGAGCCGTCGCCCTTGTCACGGCTGACACCATCGAGGTACTTTATGCCACGGATGCCGGCAGAGCGAAGCTCACGGGACGCATTTTTGTCGCTCCCAGACTCGCGCTGCATTGCCATGTACACAGCTTGGCCGGTGGTGTTACCAGCCTCCATCGGCTGCATCATCTCTGCCAGTGTCTGGTAGTAATCAGCGCCATCAACTGCAAGCTGTTTTAGCGCCTCCAGAACCTTCTTCGGCTGCTCGCTCAACGGCTTGTCCCACAGAAGCATCTCGGTGTCTTCTGGGATTTCGGCCTCGTAGAGCTGGCCTTGTGCACCTTTCACGGCGTCTTGCAGCTCCTGCGATGCATCGTAGGCGTCAAGCTCCTTGAATGCCGCCGTGATGGCCTGGGCCGGGTAGTCGAATCCGAGCCAGTCGTCAGCAGCCAGCGCACGGATCACGCGGGCGCGTTGCGGACTCATCGTGTCGGCGGCGTCGAGTGCTTCGTCAAAATCTGCGTCATCTGGCATCTCGTCGCGGAACTCTTTGACGATCTGCTTGTAGCTCAGGCCTTTGCGGTAGTGCTCGGCGATTTCCTTCTTGCTGGCGAAGTACAGACCCCACCCGTAGGCCTGTGCACCTTCACCTGTGCCGATGGCGTCCGTGGTGAAGCGCTCGAACCGGTGCGGCGTGCCGTGGTATGCGCGAGCGAACACCGGCTTTGCTGACTTCTTGGCGCTGTCCGTCCGCTTGCCAGCCTCAAGGAACCGCTGCGCATTCACCAGCGCGCCCTGCAGTTCGGCCATGGTCATCTTCACGTCGATACCGATAGAGCGCAGGAACTCGACCACCTTCGCATAGACCGACTTCACGAACCCGAAGCCTGGGCGGAAATTGCCGTCTGCGTCAACAGCCTGCTCGACCACCTTCGCGGCAATCTCGTCGGCTTCCTGCATCTCGGACAGGTTGAACTTTCCGGCGTCGTCCACGTAGGCCGCGCGAACGTCATTGCGGATCGCGGCCAGCGGCTTGTTGCCGGTCTTAAGCGCAAGCTGGATGTTCCCCATGAACTTCTTCCAATCGTCCTTCCCCAGCATCTCGCGCAGGCCGTGGTGAGCAATGGCCTCATGGGTCAGCACCTCCATGGCCTTGGCCTTGTCGCGGATGTTCTGCGCCACGAGGTAGACCTTGCCGCCGAAGTACACGCCGTGCACGTCGCCCGGGGCAGGCATGGGAAGGTCTTTGGTCGTTGCCACCACCGTGACGTTCGGACCGTTCTGCCAGCGCTTGAGCACCGGGGCGATGGCCTTCTGCAGATCGGCGGTTTTCATGCCACGCTGCATCGGCGTGGTCATCTGGCGGAAAAGATCAGCCGTCAGGGGGCGGCTGTAGAAGATCCGTTCGTCTTTTGAGGCCGATGCAAGTTGCGCTCGTTGGCGAACAAGTTTGTCCAGTAGGCTTTCACCCGCACCGGTCCGCCCTGCTCCATCGCCACCCGTTCCCCGTCCGCGTAGAAGGGAACGGAACACAGCGCCTCGCGCAACCGTGCGCCACCCTGATTGAGCCTTGGCAAGGTCACTTCCCGGAAGTTTTTGTCGTGACTCGCTACTTCTTGCTGCGAGCATCCCTCTAGGAATAGGTCGCCCAGTACGTCCCAAGAATTGTCCGGTTGCGAGGTCATAGGTGATCTGATCAGAGTCGGGATAGGCATTGTCCATCGCCCTGACAGACACGTCAATCATGCGCTCGATGTTGCCAACGTGATCGCCATAGACCCATTTCAGCGCTGGTACGCCGATCTTTGGCGAACCTTCGGTCTGCCTTGGGTGCGGCGCCAGGTGGGCGGTCGTGCCAAACTTCAGAGCGCTGGAAATCATGTGCTCGGTGCGTCGGCGCATGGCTTCGTCAGATAGGCCAGATGGGTCGCCAATGAAGATGCGCCCCGTGTTGTGCGCGTAGGTCGCTGCGATGTTGTAGACCCGCGCACCGTTCTGGCCGGGCTTCAGGCTCGACACATCAATCCACACGTCTTCGGCGCTGTCAGGTACATCCTCTGGGTTCTCTCCGGGCCTGCCCATCTCCCATGTCGTGTTGTTGTCGGAATCGACTTCACCGGCGTACACGCTGTTGGGGCCAGACTTTCGAACCGTGATCCTGGCCAGCTTGCCGTCAGGCATGGTCAGCGTGTACATCGTCTCGTTGCCCGGAAGGTTGGCCTTGCGGACTTTAATTTCCGGGTCGTGATCGGCCGTGATTCCTTCGATGGTTTCCTTATCGGACTTCGGCATCGAGTACAGGTCATCGGTTTCGGCGAGGATGGCCAGCGGGTCGGCGCTGCGCGAGAACATCGGCTGAGTCGTGTCCTGGCGACCATCCTCGACCGTCAGCGTGAAGCTGTCGGATCCGGCTTCGCTCTCGCGCTTGACCTGGGCGCGTGCATCCAACTCATCAGCGCGGCTTACACGTTCCTGCTGGGATTCGATGTCGGATTTCGTGGGGGCGGTGAGTGTCTGCGTCAGAACCTCGCGGGCCTTTACCGCCTGAGTCCTTCCCACCACCACACCGGTAGCGCTCGAGAGAATGGACTTCGCCGGGATGCCGGCAGCGGTCAGGCGTTCGCGCAGCGCCTTGGTGTCGCCCTTGACGGAGAGGGTTCCGTCCGGGCGGTCGGTCAGGCTTTCGCTGGTGCCTTCTCGCGCCGTGCGCAAAGCGCGCGCATCGTCAGAGATCGTCATCCCAGAACTCACAGGCGGAAGCTTTCCGCCGCGCGCCTCAAGCGCGTCATACAACGCCGAGCCAACACCGCGACGACGGTCCTGCTCGCGAACGAACGAATCGATTGGACCTCCGTTCGGCATGAACGTCAGGCGACCGACTTCCTCGCCGGCATCGTTGGTAGCGATCAGCGTCTTGGGCTCACCGTACTCGCCTCGCACCAGCGATCCGAATGCCTTCGGCGCTGGCTGTTGAGAAATTGTGATCCGCCCGCCGTCCTTGAGCGTCACCCCATCGGCTTGAACGTCACCGGCTCCAGTCGCTGTGGGTAGTCCTGCTGCGGCTGCATTGCCACCCGCTGGCGCTGGCGCTTCAACTGGCGCGGCGGCTGCTTGGGCTTCGGTTCCTGGCGCTGCGTTTTGGACATTGGCTTGCTCAGTGATATTGCCCAGCGGCTTGCGGGTTTCCTTGCTGCTGGCCCATGCCTTGAATGCCGGCATCGGCAATGCGGTGATGTTGGCCAGGCCATTCCAGTCGGCGCTGTAGTTGCGACGGTAGATCGCCTCGGCCTCTGCCTGGTCGGCGGCGCCGAACACGACCTTGTGTTCATCGAACTTGCCGGTCTTCGGATCGACCTGATCCACCACGAACACCGGGCCGGCGTAGTCCTGCGGCGTTCCGGGCTTGATGAACACGTCCAGCTTGTCGCCATCGGCTGCGGTTGTCCCCTTGAAGTAGCCGTAGTGGTCGCGCATCGGCGTCGTCCACTCATTGCCGTCAGGATCAACCCCGCGGCGCTCGCTGCCTTGTGGGTTCTCGATGCTGATGTCCAGGCCGGACATGCGGATCTTGCCCACCTTGTAGTTACCGGCCTTCTTCTGTGCGTCGGTCGGCTCTGGAAGATCGTTCAGTGGGCTGGTCGCGGCGGCGTGCACTGCGTCCAGTTCAGGCGTCACCATCACATCGTTGATGTCGCTCAGTGCCGGTACGGCGCCCGGTTGATCGACTCCATCCACACCAGCGCCGCCAAGTCCTGGCGCTTCTGCTGCTGCGGTTTCAACGGCGGAGGTGGCAGCTTCTTGGGGTGCATCCTGTTGCTCCAGTTGTTCAATGTCGGCCATGGTCGACAAAACAGAGTCAAGCATGGCGTCACGCTGCGTTTCGATGGTCTGCGCCAGGGTATCAAGGCCGTCGAACGGCTGGGCCTGGCCGGCGTTCACCAGCCCGGTGATGGCCTTCTGCACAAACCCTGCGGCCTTCTCTGCCGGAACCTCGGCCAGCTTGTTGCTGATGGCTTCCTGCGCCTTTGGAGACAGGCCGGCCAGTTGCGCAGCCTGCTCGAAGTTCCAGCGCGCTGCGGTCTGCACCACTGCGTCACCGGTCTTTGCGCCGGCCAGTCGCGTGTCGCGGTAGCGCTGCTGCAAGTCCGGCCCGAAGTTGGCCAGGGCCTCAGTCTCGCGCTCGGTGGTGAACGCAGCCTGTTCCTTCTGCTGACGGCGCTCCAGCAGCGCGGCGGAGGTTTCGTCACCGGTCTTGCGCAGGGCTTCGATCTGAGGCGTGCGGTCCACCGGGCGGGCGAACTGCTTGCGCGCTTCACTGATCGCCACCGGTCCACCACCCATGACGGCCGTCTGTCCGATGGTGACTTTCAACGTGTCGCCGGCCTGCTGCAGGTAGTCGGACAGCGCGGCCTCGGGGTTCTGTGCGCCTGGTCCGTACTTGTCTCCTAGGAATTGCACCAGCGTGGTCAGTTGCTCGCCCGGGATTTCCTTCATGATCTGGCGCGCGAAGATCGGTGCCAGCTCTTCGGCTGGGATGCGCGCGGTCAGGCCTTTCAGGATCTTGATCTGTTCACCAAACCCGAATCGCTCACCCAGCACCTCGGCGCCAGCCATGACGCCAGCCCGGGCGGCAGCGGTGCCACCGTCAAGGCCTGCGGCGCGGCCCTGGCTGTACTCCTGCGCAGCCGACTGCCCGAACAGCGCCGTCATCGCCGGCCCGCCACCCAGCCCCATGATCAGCGTCGGAGCGGTCTGCACGATGCTGTTTGTGATGTCGAACACCAACTTGTCGTTGCCGGCCTTGGGCTGCAGCGGTGCGGCGATCTGACGCCCGGTGCGCGCCGTGCGAGCGGCCACATCAGCCACGCCATCTGCACCTACGAAATCGGCAGCGGCCTCGACGGCGCCCGGCAGCACCTGGCCCAGCCCAGTGAATCCGGCCACCACACCACGCGCGGCCGGGTTCTTGATCGAATCCCGGATGTCCATGCCGATTCCGGCGGCAGTCGGTACCGGTGTCGCGATGGATTCACCGCGGCGAACGGGCATGTCGTCAATGGCGCGGCGTGCCTCGCTGGCTTCTCGGAAGCTCCATGGCTTCTCGGGCTGCAGTTGAACGCCTTCCAGAACGCTCGCGCGCGGCGCGGCTTCACGCTTGGTCATCTGCCCGGCCATCGCCGAAGAGCCGAAGCCCTGCGCGTCACCGGTCAGGTCGATGTCATCCTGCGGCGGCGCAACTGGAGCGGCCTGACGGCTCGTTTCCGCCTCCGCCTTCGCGCGGTAGTCGGCCAATCCTGCGTTGCCGCGGCCAGCGCCAGCCGTCGATGGCGTGACGCCAGCTGGTAAGTCCTGGCGCGCAGAGTCAGAAAGCGAAAATCCCCCGCCAGAATCGGCGGGGGATGCGGCATCACTGACGGGCTCATCGCCCCAGTCGGAGCCGCCACCAGTCGATACCAGTTCGTCGCCCCATTCGTTCTTTGCCATGGATCACTTCTTCATGAAAATTTGACCGTTCGGGTCGATGTACTGGGTGCCGGCCGGCAATGCATCGCGCTCTGCCTTGGTCGTGACCTTCACCGGGGCCGCTTGTCGCGCGGGCTGCTGGGCAGAAGACAGCCCAACCGCAGCCGACGATTTCGGAAGCCGGATGATCTCGCTCTCCAGCGCCTTGATGTCATTTGCAGCGCGAGAATCGGACGGGTTTCTTGCGTATGCATCCCTGGCCTTTTTCAGCTCGGCATTGAGGATCGCCGCGCGGTCACTCTCTGCACTGGTCGATGCCAGTGACATGCGGCCAGATGGCCTTGCGGATGGCGATTGGCCTGACGATGCGGTGGACAGGCTTGGCTTTCCGCCTCGGTTTCCGATGGCATCTCGGCTCATCTCATCAAGCGCAGCGTCGAACTCCTTCACCCTGGCGGACGATGTTTGAAGCTCCTGTTGTGCCTCTTTAATCTGCCTCTGAATCTCTTGCAACCTGCCGTAGTGCTCACTTTTTGCGCCATCTCGCACGGCAAACCGAAGATCACGGTCTTCTGCAATCTTCGATTCAAGATCGGCAATGACTTTCCGCTGATCTCGCACGGCAGCGGCGGCACTGTCTCGCTGACCTGAAACGGTCACGCGAAGCATTGTGTTGTCGCCGTTCTTCCTGTTAGCCGGGTCGGCTGGCCCGCCTGGGATGAATGTCTGCGCCGTTCTGTCCGCGTTCCATTGCCATCCGGACGGTGCCTTGTCGCCCTTGTTGCGCGCCGCGATCTTCTCAAGCTCGCGCTCGTGCTTCATGTTCTCGTTGAGCCAGCCGATCTTCGTCTTGAAGTCCACCCGCGATGAATCTCGCACCCACTGCTCGGCGCCGCGCTCGGTGTTCTCGTAGCTTCCGACGATCTTGGTTTCCCCGCTGGGCAGCACGACCTTGAATGAAACCGTCTTGCCGTCCTGCGAAAGAGCGGGATCAACCTGCATGCCCTGCAGTCCCGGCGCGTTGGATTTCGTCAGCGCTTCGGCGGCGCGCGCAGACCAGTCCGGGCCGGACGATGCGATGGTCAGGATCTGGCGGTTGAACAACTCGTTCACCTGGGCGATCTCTTCATCCTTCAGCGCCTTCTGGGTCTTGGCGGCGGTTGATGCGCTGTCGGCCAGTTTCAGGCCGCGCTCGGCGTCGATTGGCATCGCGGCGGTGCTCATGCGGCCCAGCGTGGCCGGCGTGCTGTTGTACTGCTGCTCTGCGGCTTGTGCCTGTTTCGGATCGCGGTACGCGGTGTCTTGCACGCGGGTTGCGCTGGCGAGGCTCGGCCGCTGATCGGCAACCATGTCACCCATGACGGCAGCGGCATCGGCGTCCTTCGTGAACGCATTGCTGCCTGCGGCGTCGGTCACCTGATACCCGGCGTCCACCTGGGCCGGCCTGGCGGCTGCGGCCAGAGAGGTTTTGAGCTGTTGCTTCTGCGCGCGCTCGGCACGGATGGCATCACGCTGTTCGTTCTGCCATGCAATATCGGCATCCTCTTTCTCCTGGCGGCGCTTCTTGTCCACCTCGTCGTTGTAGGCTTTCAGCCCGGTTGTGCCCATGTTGGCCAGACCCGATAGCAATGCAGCACCCATGATTTTTTCCTTCGCGTGTTACTTCTTGCCGAAATACGAACCTGCGGCACTGCCGGCCAGTCCGAACAAGGCGTTTGATGTGCTTCCCCACTGGTCAGCTTCACGCTGTTGGGCGGAAATCAGCAGGCGGTTCGCCCCACTCATGCTGCTCTGGTAGTCCTGCAGCGCGTTGCCAAGAAGCTGTGTGGACTGCGCGGCAGCGTTGACCGGGGCATAGGCCGCGCTTACCGCTCCGTTGCCAGCTTGCGTTGCCGTGCTTGCTGCTGTGGCCTGAGCGCTGGCCAGTCCGCGCCCGAGGCTGGCAGCGTCCATCTTGCGGGCAAACCCTTGTGTTTCGATCTTGTCGCGCGCTGCGGTGGCTGCAGACCCTTTGGCCGATGCAGCGGCAAGGCTCATCTGGTTGTTCATGGCTAGTGAATTTCCGCTGCTCGGGTTCACGCCCATGCGCTGCTGATTGCGCACCATGGCCTGGCGCTCGCCGTCGATCTGCAGCCCGACATCAGCAACCGCCTTGCCGGCTTCGGCCTCGCGACGGGCTGGTGTGTCGAACTCGTTCGCGTTCTTGACGATGGAGTTTTCCAGCGGCCAGAACACCGACTTGTTGCGGGTGTGGTACTCGCCGGAAATCTGGCGCTGCTGGTCCATCAGAGCAACCTGCGAGTTCGCTACCTTGCCGGCAATGGCGTTCGCCTGCGCTTGAAGGCTTGCGCTTTGAGCGTCGCGGGACTTGTAGTAGTCCAACGTTTCCCTGGCGAGTGCGCGCTCGTCATCTGCTGCAGATGCTGAGGCTTTGATGGACCGCTTGTTGGCGGAGTCTGCTTTGTCTGCTGAGTACACGCCTGCAGCCACAGACCCCCAGAAAACACCGCCAGCAACGGCTGAAACTGCAAATGGCATGTCGATCCCCTTATTTGATGCAAGCGATCATCGTGATCCGCTCGTAGTTGGTTGGGTTTGGCACCCAATGCATGCTCTGGTTTTCAAACCAGAACAGATCCCCAGGCTTTGTCTCAAACTGAACATCCTCGAAGCAAAATGCTTGACCTGGAGCGCTGGCGATTTGAAGTCCGTACTTTTGATACTCCAATGCGTGCCAGCGAAGGTCTTGATGCGGCTTGCAGGTCTTACCTGGCGGTATTCGAGTGATGAGAACACCGCCCATGACATCGCCTCCAACGGCGTGCATCAGGTCGCGCAGGAACGGCTTGAGGTCGAGTACGTCGGATGCCTCGTACCATTCTGAATCGTGGGCTTCTCCGTGCATTGCGGCATCCGACTTCCCGTATCGAATCCAGATGTCATCAAGTCCAAAATGCGGACTGTCCGGGCTCTCCGTTCGCATCGTGTGCTGGTTCCACAGTTGCGGGTTATTCATCAGCGCCCAGTACAGCGGCTGAACATTGATGCCGCTGGAAATCAACTTGATCTTGTCGGTCATTGATGGGCTCCAGCTTCCATTGCTTCGATGACGTGCAGAGATTGTTCGATCTGCTCGCGCGGGGCGTCCTTCTCTGACCACAGGCAGTACCAGACAACGTCGGTGACGGCATGCACTTCGTGCTGAGAATCAGGTGGGACGCAAACGTGGGTTGGGCCGCTGTAGCGCGTGGTCACACCGTTGATGGTCACGTCGGCTGTGCCCTTGGCTAGCACGCTCATGTGCCCATGGGCGTGGCGGTGCGATTCCAGCTGGAAGCCGCCATCAATGTGGGTCACGACGGCCAGAACACCGCCACTGTCCACGTCACCACCGTAGACCTCGACGGCCCGGTGATCGTTGGTATCTTTTGCAGCAGCCATGGCGGCCAGCTCAATGGAAGTAGCCACTTCGGGCGTCAACACCTGGCCAAGGTGGGCGCCGATGGCCTCTCTCAATGGGTGAATATGCATCTCGGTACTTTCGTGGTTGGACATGCTCTATATCCTCTTGGATGGCGGCGGAAATGTCACGCTTTACGGTGTCTGTGCTTTGTCGGCTTCGGTGCGGATGCGGTAGGCGCCGGCCCGGTCCAGCTCGGCGGGGTCGTTGCGGGTGCCGACCAGATCACGCATCAGGCTGTTGTTCTCGCGGGTGGTGAACGTGCTTACCTGCGCGTCGGTCACGATGTCCAACTTGCGTATTTCGCTGTTCTTGTCGATGGAGTACCAGGGGATGAACACCTCGGCCAGCGTCTGGCGCACCTCTCGGAACAGCTTCAGGCCGATGGACTCGACCTTGGGCGGTGCGGCCAGGGCATAGCCGGCGCCGCCGATCTGCGGTGGCGGCGCGTAGACCCGGAAGGCCTTGGCATCGATGGTGATGGGCTTGCCATCGTGGGCTTCCATCTCGACCAGAGGCTGGGATGAACCCTTGGTGCCAACGCCTGCGATGGCCTTGATCGCACCGTAGTAGTCGCGGTTCATGAGCACCGTGGCCGCATCCGACGACGACATGCCAGCGGTCACGCCCTTGGCGCTGCTGGTGTTTTCGTCGGTCAAGGTTTCGGCGACCTTGACGCTGGCGTCAGACAGGCCGGTGATGTCCATTCCGGCGCAACCGGTCAAAGCGAGTGCGCAGGCGATCAGCAGGAAAAAGCGTTTCATGGGTGGTCCTTCAGGGTGGTGGTTGGGGTGATGAATTGGGTGTTTGGCGACCATCCGACCAGTCGCACAAACTCGTGAAACTTGCATGATGGGCACTCGACGTTTTCAGGAGTTGGGCAGACAACGCTCGGCGTTACCGTTCCGTCTCCTGCAATCCCATGGCCGCGGAGACTCATTGGCTTTGTGCACTCGCTGCAGTAGAAGGTCGCAGACATTCCGCCTTCCGGCTTTATCGTCGGCCACCACTGCCCCGGGCCGCGTCCTCTGGTTGATTCCTTCATCGCATCCTCTCCGGGCTAGTGCCCAACTCTGTAATCGAGCCGACCGCAGGCGGCTCATTGGTGGTGATGAATCGGCAGTACACGCGGCGTTCCCACCGGTCTTTGCAAAGCGCGCCGGCACAAGACTTGAGTTCAACCGGGAGCCACTGCAGGTTGAAAATCGCATCGGCGCCGCCGCAAATTAATGGCACCACATGATCGAGGTGCCACCGCGGACAGGCGCCTGACTGCAGGCCGGTGGACGGGCAAGGGTGGATGCGCTGGAACTCTCGCAGCACGGCACGCGAGCGCTTGATCGATCCGTCCGCATCGCGCGCTCAGGTGGACCGCCGTAACGCGGGTCTTGCGCCAGCGCCAGCGATGCCAGCAGCAGAAGGAATACCAGCAGGGTGATTGCTCGTGTCATGGCGCGGTCAGGACTTCGCCCGGGTCTTTGTTCGCGATGTGCTCGCTGTACCAACTGACCCCGCGCACAACCCAGAGCGGGCGGACATAGGACAGCGCGATGAACGCCTTGCGGGTCACCCACGGCATGCGCGCGGCAACGATCTGCATGTCTTGGCGCAGCATCTTGCCGAGCAGCTTGTCAGCCGCTGCGCGGCCGGCGTCGTCAATGATGCCAAGCGCCCAGAGTTGGCACAGCGCATCGTGCACCAGCGACGGGCGAACGAACGCGGTGTCGTTCCACGCTGGACCGCTGGCGCCGTCCCATGCGTAGCCGGCCGCGATGTACAGCAGGCCGTCATCGCGCAGCGTGACGAACCGGTTCCCGCCTTGCTTGACGGGTTTGATGCCGGTGGGCCATTCGAAATCGGCCTCGGTCTGGTAGCGGTAGCCTTCGGTGTAGTGGACGAGCTGGATCATCTCAGCCATCCAGCATGTCGGCGATGCGCCGCGCCCAGCCGCGCGAGAAGTGCGGCCAGGTCTTCAGGTCGGTCATGAAGCGCAGGCGCTGCGACAGCATCCGGCGCAGCACGAAATCAGGCGTCGATGCGCGAGCCATCATGATGGTCTGCGATCCGATCACGCCGTCGTCCTTGGCGCCGATGGCGCGCTGCAGCCACTTGGCGGACTGCGCCACCCCACTGTTGACCGCGGCGTCGAACACGGCATGGCGGATCGCTGGCGGCAGTTCGTCGGTTCTGGCCGGTGCCCAGTACTGGCGGTGGTAGATGCGCTTGGCCTCGGACTCCGGGAACTCGCGCATGTCGCCAACGTAGCCGGCCGCGCGCGCCACGCGCTCAGTGACTCCCCAGCGGGTGGCGCCACCTGGGTCTGCCGGGTGGTCAACATAGCCGCCCTCGGTGCCAAGAAGCACGCGGAAGCATTCGTCGAAGCTGGTCGGAGTTGTCATGGCTTGTCGTCCAGGTCGGCCCAGTCGCTTTTCAGCATGTCGGACAGGTCGTCAACGAGACGCGCGGCCTTCTTACTGCTGCCTTCACGGCTGCGGCGCAGGTTGCCCAACAAATGGGCTCGCCAGACAATGCCGGCGCAGGTGATGGCCAGGCCAACCCGGAGCGATAGCCCGGCGTTCACCCAGCCCTGAGCGGGCGCGTGCTCCTGCATCGATAGGAAAAGGGAGGCCAGCAGCGACATGCACACGAAGATCAGGCCGATCTTGATGACCACGCCCTCTTTGATGTCGTTGCGCATGATCACCGCCACCAGCACCGCCACCACGAACATCGAGGACAGCACGCTGATCATCTGCATGGTTGGTGTCAGCATGGTCATTCCCCCTTCTTTCCGGGAATGAAGTCCGACAGCTTGGTGTTGCGGATCAACTCGACCGCGCGTTCCCGGCTGGCGTCCACCAAATTGAGCCCGAACAGGCCCAGCGCGAAGGCCAGGGCTGCAATCGTGGCGTCTGAATCCAGCACGAAGTATTCGGCCAGGGCCGGCGTCCAGAAGCCGGAAATCAGCATGCCGGCGATGGAGTTCAGGTAGCGGATTCGCCACGTCGAGCCGGGTACACCGCGCAGGGAAACAAGCGCGCCGATCAGGCCGATGAAGAAATGGCTCTTGAGAACCTTCAAAGCGAAAGCGCCGAATACTGTCCAGATGGATGGGTCTTCGTTCACTGCGCAGCCTCCGGCCAGACCATCGGCGGCATCTCGGCGATGAACGCTTCAGGAGTCGGCAAGGTGCGCGCGCCGGACATCACGTCCGCAAGCACTTGCCTTCCTGCCGCGTAGCAGGATTCCATCCACAGTGCGAAGGCCTGCCCTTCGGCCTGCAGTGGTCCCGGGTAGCCAGCACGCAGAGCGCAGGTCACGCGGTTGTCGTAGCCGCGCATCTTGGCCGTGGCGTCGATGAATGCGTCCAGCGTGGCGGTGTACTGGGCCTGCAGCTCGGCAGGTGATGGATACACAACCGGTAGATCTTCGTGCTCGGTGGTTTCACCCGTCTGGGCGTTGTATTCGTAGCGCGCCATCTCAGCTCCAAGTTGCCCATACGGAGCCAGCGTCAAAGTCGTCAGCCCCAGAGCGAGACAGAGCGATGCGATCCAGTGCACCGGGAAGGTCGATGTAACCCGTGGTCCAGACAAGGCCACCGGCCGCACGCGATGTCATCCCTTGGCACTCCCACCGGTTTGTCCCCGGCTTCCTGAACAGCGTTACCGTCCCGCGCATCGTGGTTATCGCTAGGTTTATGGATATCGGGAATCCGGCAGTAATCGAACCAGAGAATGTCCCGGCGAATATGTCATACGAAGCAGCCTCGCCATACCCAGTAGCCACTACACCAGCAGATGTTCCAGCCTGCACCAGAATGGGCTGCGTGCCAGTGGTGCTCACAGCGTCCAGATGCAGTTCCACGCGGGTTGCGTAAGCCGGGATGCCTGTGATGACATGAGACGTCCCCGATGTGGTGGCGACGACCGCAGAAACCTGGCGTTTCACCTGCACCCACTCGGTGCCGTTGCCGAATTCCTTGGTTCCCAGCGTGCTGTTGAACCGGTCGTATCCAGCGACAGGCGATGCATCGCGCTGCGCAGTGGTGCCAGATGTTCCTTTTGCACTGCCCGTGGCACTTGTGATGCCGACCACTTCGCTGACTCTCGGGGCCTGCGATCCAGTGGCTCCAGCTGGCACCACTGGAGAACTGCCGAAAGTCTTGATCCCGTTGATGGTCTGATCGCCAGCAAGAAGCGCGACCTCGGAAGCCCGGGGAACGTTTGACCCAGTAGCGCCAGCCGGAACAGCCAGCGTGCCCGTCATGGTCACGCCACCGGCCAGCGGAACCACCTCAGAGGCCCGCGGCACGTTGGAGCCTGTGGCGCCTGCAGGTACCGCAAGCGTCCCGGTCATCGTCACGCCGCCCGCCTTGGGCACGAACAGCGCCGGGTCGAACGTCGCTGCCGTGACCGCGCTGGCCGCAGCCTCTGCCGCCTTGGTGGTTGCGATGACGGCCTGTGCTGTTGCGATCACCGCTTGAGCCGCCGCGTCATCCTCGGAAGACTGCGCAGCATCGCGCGCGGCCAGCGTCACGTCCCGCGCTTCGAGAGTCGTGTCCATTGCCGCAACAGCCGACTGCTTGGCCTCGATGGCCGCGTCCATCTGCGTCTGGAAGTCAGGCTTCCCGGGGTACGGCGGCAACATGGCGATGTCGTGCAGGAAAGCCGCAGCCTCGTTCGGTACCGATGCCGTGATGCGCTGCGTCTTGCCCGTGGTGCTGCGCATCTTCACGTCGTAGACGGATTCCGTGGTGCCGAGCTGGTTCGGCCACAGGTCGATCACGCAGGACCCGGTTTCGTCCGCAATGCCGCTCACCCGCTCGGGCACCACGAATCCTTCATAGACCTCGTACCGGTTCAGGCTGAATTCGAACGAAGCACCCGGTTCGGGCTCTCCATCCTGGCCGTGCATGGTGCACGTCACTGAGCAAACTGGAAGACTCATTGCAGCCTTTCGATGATGGCGTTGAGGCGGTCGATGATTTGTGCGGTCGTGGCCGTGGCCGGAAGCGGTGCGAGGCGACCGATGTTTCTTGCCTGACCAGTGATTTCGTCCAACGTCTGCTTCACAGCGGACATCACCAGATCGGTTCGGATGTCGCCCGTGTGCACGCTGGGGATGGCTGGCTTGCTCATTGCGAAGCCCTGGCGAGTTCGGCCGTGGACTCGGCCACCGTCACGCTGTAGACGCCGACCGATGCGCCGATTCCGATCCTCAGAATCTCTTGCTTGAGCCCAGCCGGCAGCTTGAACGGTTTCGAGTTGCTGACCTCGCGCGAGAAGATCGGCGTGTCACCGTCGTAAATCGTGAACTGCACGCGACGGAACGACAGCAGGTCCAGCAGCCACAGATGCGTGCCACCCACAGGGAGAACGCCGAACGGTTCGCTCCCGAAGTAGCCGCCGACCGCATCCGGACCGCTCGCGAAGATCGCCGCGTTGGCATCGTCCAGCGTGGTGTCTGGTTCCACGATGTCGCCGAACCGGGCGTGCACCTGGGCGACGGAGAAGTTCCGCGGCTTGTCGAGTTGGATTTCCGAACTGCGCCACTCGGACGGGTAACGTGCATCATCCCGTGCGTCCCAGCGGTAGACCTTCTGATCCTTCAGGATGTACAGCTCGCCGTCGTAGTCATTGCGATACAGAAAGTCGGCCGTCTCGTCCACGAACACCACGGAATCGAGTTCCGGGATGTCGGCCACCATCATCCTGGCGCGCTCGGCGCCTACCGGCGTGTGCACCGCGTAGTACTGGCCATCGTGGTAGGCCGCATCGAACGTGGCCGGCGAGTTGGTGCGCCACTCATCCTCGCGGTACAGGCGCTTTGTCAGGTTCTCCACCCGGCCTGCCGTTGCCAGCCACAGGCCATCGTGGCTCGGGTAGATGCAGCCACCGCCCACGTCCACGGCACCGCGCTTGCTCACGCACGGCGCATAGGTTTCCATGATCGACGGGCTCATGGACTCCGGATCAGATCCGGTCAGCAGCACCGGGTACTTGTCGGTCAGCACGATCACCGAGTTGCCGGCCGGGAAGATCGCCACGCCTCGACCGACGAAACTGTACCGGTTGGAGACCGGGTAGCTGTGCGGCTGGTACGGGACCGAGAAACACACTTCATTCCCCGCCAGCAGCACCGTGCAGCCGTTGGGCAGCGTGATCATGCTCGTCGCGTTCTTTGGCGGAGGAAGGTGGTCAGCGGTCTGGATCGGATCGCCTGTGAGAACGATCGTTGTGTCGCTGTAGGTAGTCGTGGCGGCTGGAATCTCTGCCAGGAAGAAGAATTGCGCCGCTGTTCCGTCCGTGCGGTAGATCCTCTTGACCATGCCCGTCGTGTTGATTGGCGCATCACGGACCCACGTTCCGCCCGACGTGTAGGTCTGCGCGGTTTCGAGCTGGAACACCACGTCGTCGCCTTCGACACTCGATATGCGATGCGCACCGTTCAGGTCCGTCATGCCGCCGATGCTGGCCATCGTCAGCGTGTCGAACGCGGCAAGTCCGAAGGCGGTGTCGAACGTGGCCGTCACGTAGCCAGGGGATGGCGTGTTGTTCGCCACCGCGGTGATGGTGCCGCTGTTCGGTGGCGCGGTCTGGATGCCGGTCAGTTCCCATGCACCATTGACCAGGCCGCTGCGCAGTGTGGTTGCCGGCGACGGCCCGGACTCTTCACCCAGTGCGGTGACGAACGTGAAGGCGTAGGACCTATCAACCGTGATGCCGGCGCGCGACCACGTACCGCCCGAGGTGTAGACCTGTGACGTGACCAGCGGGAACACCACATTCAGGCCGGTGATACTCTCGACCACCAGCGTGGTGTTCAAGGAGGTCATGCCGCCAACACTGGCAAACGTCACCGAATCACCGACGGCCAGGCCCTCGACGGTGTTGAACGTGACTTGCACCTTGTTGGCCGATGGCGTGTTCGCGACCGCTGCTGTGACCGTTCCAGACGACACATCGGCCGTCAGAACCGGTGCAGCGGGCGGCAACGGTAGACCGAGCGCGTACCAAGCATCCGGGTACGGTCCACCGCCGTTGATCGCCACCTCGTAGGTGCTCATGCGCGGCTCGTGATCGTCCGAGGTCCAGAACACGCGGCCATCGGCATCGTTGGCGATCAGGCTGGCCACCACATCGGCGTCACCCGGGAACGTAAACCAGTTGTCCACCGTCGAGCGGTCAGCCTGGGTGAATCGGTAGCGCCAGATCGTCCGGATCGCAGCAGCAAGCGAGGTGTGCGACAGCGCCAAGCCACGCAGTGGATCGATGCGCCCGGACGTGATCTTGATGTTCGTCGCCTCGCTGGCGAAGTTCGGCGTCAGCAGGCGCCCGCTGGTGCGCGGGACTGTCCCCCGGAAGCCCTTGATGGTGATAGCTGCCACGTTCAGCCGCCCTTGATGATCGGGAGGTAGGCGCGGGCGTAAGGTCGTGCTTCCGTCGCGTCACCGCTCGATGTGACGCTGACCGTGTGGGCGTGGGAACCGGCTGACGACGTGTTCGCCGATGAACTTCCGACGCTGCTCACGATGGTGATGCCAACGCCACCTGACGCCAGGTTGTAGCTTCCGCTCGCCACCGTTCCGACCTGGCCCTGAGTGTGCGTGTGCGCTCCGGTGCTTCCGCTGGATGCCGCGTGCGTGTGGGTCAGGTTCACAGGCGCCTGAATGGCACCAACAGCAAGAGCCCCACCAGACGCCCGGATGAACCGGTTGTTCGTCACATCGTTGGGCAGGTTGAACGTCGTGGTTCCGTCGCCGATGCCGTGGTCGGTCCCGATGATCGCGAACAGCAGAGGGTTGTCCGCTCGTGAAACAGCCTGTCCGTTTCGGATAAACCAGCCCACAGGTGGCGTTGCAGCCGGCCAGTAGGCGATGACACCCGGAGGAATCGAACCACCACTGACCAGCGCCAGCGCATTCGTCGCCACCGTCTCAGCCTCTTGCGCTGCGAGCAAAGCCGCTTCGGCGTTGGAGATGGCCGACACCAGATCGTTGGCGCTGAACGCCTGATAGGCCACAGCACCCACACCCCAGATCCTGGCCGTGGTCCCATCCAGCGCCCGGACCACGTTGCTCATGACATCCGAGCCACCAGCCCGCGTGCGCACGCCGACGATTTCGATCTGGCCAGAGACATCGGTGATGAACAGCTTGAACCAGTCGTCAACGCTGAACAGCGGGCCGGTGTCGGTGTCAGCCACCGGGAACAGATCGCCGTCGCCGGACTGAACACTCAGCGACGTTTCGGACGCCGAGATGCCAGCGGCAAGCACCGTGCGCGCGTTGTTGGAGAACTTCTGGGTCATGTGGGGTTCCGATCAACGGAAATGAAAAAGCCCGCACATCGCGGGCTTGTGGCTGATGGTTTGACAGTCAGGTCAGTCGGTGCGTGCTCACCTGTGCTGGGTGGTTACACAATGCCCATTTCGGTCAAGTTCCAGATCTGTATCTCGCTCAATTCAACAGCACCCACCGATGGCGTTGAAGTACCCGTCGTGACAAGTCGAAACTGGATAAGGATGGATGTGCTGCCAGCCACGGGTACGACAGACTCGGCCCAGACAATTGCCCCATCCAAGTCCCCAGAGAACACGGTTGGTTCCAGAGCTAGTGCAGACGATCCGCCATTCGGGAGACACCTGACATGACACCGAATCCCGGAGTCATAGCCCTCAAGGCTCACCCGGCCAGTGATGGCAATCCGAGTTCCAGCCGCGAGTGTCAATCCGCTGATCGTCCGCTCTTCGACGCGCTCACCAGCTACGCCGACCGCTGATCCGTTCACGCCAGCAGTCTCCATCCTCCAGACGTTCCCGATGGCTCCGGCTACTGTCGTCTTTGTCGTGACAAGTGCATTGACTGCATACCCCGCCCAGCCATCGGGAGCGCCATCCATGTTCGTATCGAACAGAAAGTCGTTGGTCGTGATGATTGCACCGGGGACGCCAGTCATCGCTGACAACCCGTCCCATGCCTGTTGCAGCATCGGGCTGATCTGGTCCCACGCATCTAGTGCGGCTGCTCGCGCTACCACTGCTGTTGGGTGGATTCCATCCGAGCTTGAGCCAGACAGCCATCCGCCATCTGTAGCAATGAAATTGCGGAATGGGTCGATGAGGACCAGCCCGTTTTCTGTACAGTAGGTCTGCACGGCAAGCTTTTTACTGATGATCTTGTCGCGATTCACCGTCGAGTCGCTGCGCGGCGGCATCAAGACTACGCAGGCACTTGCTCCAATCGCCTGCGCGTATTTGTACATGCCAACGATGTTTTGCACCGTGAGTGCATCTGAAATCGCAGTGTCATTTGTGCCACCTTCGATGAACACGATGTCGCTCTTCGTGGTCTTTGGTATGTCCGTTGCGATGCGGGCAACCATCTGAGTCGTGGTGTTTGAGGCGACTCCGGCGTTCGTTGCAAGCCGAAGCATACCGCCAGAATACAAGCACATTTGCTTAAACCAGCTTGCTAACCCAGTCGCAGTGATTGACGTTCCAATAGCAGATGCCCGCCCAGCCTTCAGCAATCCGCCAGCCCCAATCCCCGCCCGAAAATCCGCTTTCTGCCCCGCATCCAGCGCAGCACCAGCCACTTGCACTTCGTTGGTGATGGGGTCGAGGGTGACGCCGTTTACGACGGCTTGCGAGTCGCCTGCGTCTTCGAACTCGGCAAAGCGCAGCATCTCGGTCGCCAAGGCATCGTCAAGCACCGTGTCAACCTTGCCCGGCGTCCAGATGATCTGCGTGCGGTCGAAGAACGCGTCTTCTGTGGGCTTGGTTCCGATGTACTTGATGTTGCGCATGGTGGTCCTTGTTGATCAGTTCTTGGGAGCGACAGCGGCGCTCGATTGCAGTTGCACGCCCAGCAGTTGTTCTGCGCGCGCCAGATAGCTCGATGCGAGACTGGGGTTCGCTTCACCCTCCAAATCGGTCAGCATCGCGTAGGAGGTCGAGACGAAGATCAACGCCGTGGCCCATTCATCGCGCAGCGAAATGTTTCCGGTTGCTGTGCTGGACGCGGCGCCTGTGGGCTGCGTGATGTCGATGGGGTAGAGCGAGGCTTCGAGTTCGACCGACACACCGGTAGCCGCGGCTGGCGGGTAGAGCCAGAACGACCGCGGAACCCGCTGGTCGTGCATGAAGTGCTTGATTTCGATGGCGCCCTGCTTGCTGCGCCAGTTCGGTTCGCTGGCGTCCAGCATCTCCATGTCCACCTTGGTGATACGGCGTTGGTTGCCTTCGGCGTTTGCTGGAACGTCGATCAGCACTGAGGCTTCCTGCGGCAGCGCCTGCTTTGCGCCGGCCACCGGGATGAACGTGAAGTTCGAAGCCGTCACATCCGGGCGCACGCTGTGGATATCGCGCTGTGCCCGGTTGACGAAACCTGCCACGTCGGTAGCCGGGTAGCGATCCCCGTTCAGGTCGTTCAGGTTGCGCTGCACCTCGCGGATGATGTAGGCGGACGTGGTTGCCATGTCAGAGCCCTGCTTTCGCCACGCGGTGGTGTTTCGAGCGCATGAAGTTGAGGTTCGCCGCGTAGTTGATGCGGCTCATGAAGGCCTGCCCATCCACAGCGGCCTGCGTCATGTCGAACCACGCCGTGCGCGGCATGCGCTGCAGCATCGCCCTGGCGCCGGCTGCGATGGCGTCGGAGTACATCGAGAACACCTCGTCGTCCACGCCGATCCCGTCCGTCGAAGGCTTGAGGTGCAGCGTCATGCTGATTTCGTCGGCCGCGGTTGGCACCGGGAAGATGCGGTACTCGAGCTGGTTGTCCTGATACAGCGTCTCGTCGTCGGGCGTGTTGCTGTCCCAGTCCTCTGGCAGATCGTCCGAGGTCTTGATGTCGTATTCCTTGCCGTTGACGCGCACGCGGCCGACCTTCACCAGCTCGGTGCCGAACGGCATGTCGAACTCGAACAGGGTCTGTCCTGAGACATAGACCAGTTCGGTCTGCTTCCAGCACAGCGTCTTGTGGCAGAACTCGCGTGCCGCATCGATCAGGGCCGTGTCCACGACCGGGATCGGGCAACCCAGCACGTAGGGCATCACACGCGGGTGGAAATCGACCCAGAGCTTCATGTCAGCCCTTCACGTGGAAAGCTTCTGCCAGCTTCTGGCGGATCTTCTCTTCGCCGGAGTTGCCCACGGCGATGTCTAGTTCCTTGGCCAAGGCTTTCAGCGTGTCCTTGTCGAGGCCGTCCAGTGCGAGCGGGCCGCTGGAGGTCTGCATGATGTGCTTGCCGGCCAGCTCTTCAGGGGCTTTGTCGCCTTCTGGAGTGGCGGCTTGTTCGTGGTCGGGTTCGACAGGGATCGGCTGCACCGTCATGGCATCGGCCAGGGTCAGCGATTCAGGCTCTTTCACAGGAACACCAGCGATCTCGAACACGTCGGGGTGCTTGAGCATGCGAGCGGCAACAGCGTCTTCGATGTCGTGCTCAACGCCAGGCCCCCAGGTCTTGCCGCTCTCGCTCTTGAATGCGTCCTCAAAGCCCTTGAGGCCCACGTACTTGATCTTCATTTGGTGCTCCTGTGAAAAAGCCCCCCCGGCCTTGTGGGTCGGGAGGATTCTCGGTTCCTGCTTACTTCACGCCTTCGGCAGCGCCGACAGCGATCATGCAGATGTCGCCGGCAGCGAATGTGGCCGAGTTCGTGGCGATGGTGATCGTCACGTAGACGTCCTCTTCGAACTTGATGGGCTCGAAGGAACAGTGCAGCGTGCCGCCACCCTGCGCCGTGGTCTGACCGGCTGCGGCAAAGTAGGTGGCATTGGCCGACAGCGAAGAACCGGTGGTCGCGGCGCGGTAGCCCACGCTGAACACGATTTCCGGGGTTCCGGTGTCGAGGTCATCGCTGCGGATGTCCAGCATGCCCAGGCGCAGGCCAGCGGGCAGCAGGAAGTTCACCACGTCGCCATCGGTGGGGTTCGCTGCCACCGAGTAGGTGTCATCGATCATCACCGCGCGACCGTCGCCGGGCATGTTCTGAGGCGCTTTGGCCTTTTTGCCGTAAAGATGTGCCATGTTTGGCTCCTATGAATGTGAGGGGTTGGGAGCAGCGGGCGTCAACCCGCCGCTGTGTTCATCAGACGTTGCGCTTGCGCACCACGCTGTTGATGACGGCCACACCGAAGTCGGTGGGCTCCAGCTCGCCATCGGCGTTCGGCAGGCTCCAGCGGAGCTTTTCTTCCACGCCCATGATTTCGCCGGCCAGTTCGAGGTTTCGCTCGAAGTTGGTGCGGGCTTCCAGCAGCGAGTAGGTTTCCTCGCTGGTCTGGTTGCCACCGGAAACCACGGCCAGGGCTTGGGCACCCAGGAATATCGATGTCGCCACTTGGTGGGTGGTGGACAGGCCTGCGGCCACGGTCACATCGGTCTCGGTCGCCGTCAGACGGTTGGCCGCGGTGATGTGCTTGACCAGATCGCTCGCGTCGTGCCGGATGGCGTACTGCATCTTGCGGTGCAGGATGCCGTTCCAGAAGATCGGCGCGCCACTGAACAGCGGGTGCTTGCCCAGTTCGCCGTACTTCGCGCGCTGCATGGCTTCGGCTTCGAACTTGCGCAGGTTGCCGGTCGCCGTGGTGTCGGTCAGCAGCGCGTCCCAGGCCAGGGAGTCGTGATACATCACGCCCTTGATCGGGTCATCGCCAGCGGCCGGGTCACCGGGGATCATGATCGGCGCCATACGCACGGTCATTTCGTCCCAGATCGCAGCGAACTCGTCCAGATGCGACAGCTTCAGGGCGTCGGTCGTGGCCACGGAAGCCAGTTGCGCGCCGCCTTGCGTCAGACTCGAACCGTTGACCACCCAGTGGCGGTTGTAGGTCGGGGCCTTGATGGCGTTGACCATCATGTCAGCGAACTCGGCATCGCTGGCCAGGGGCAGCACCCAGTCGGTTCCGTCCTGCTTGCCGCGGGCGCCGGCCAGGAAGGCCAGGCAACGCTGCCAGCGGAAGGCGGGGATACCGCGCTTGAGCTGGGCCAGGGCATTCAGGCGCATGCTGTGGGGCGTGCGTTGCTGAGTCATCTTTCCGCCCGCGGACACCGGGATGGTGGCCATGTCGAGCGTGATGTCCTTGGAGCTGTACTTCAGCGCGGCGCCTTTGCCTTCGGCGTTGGCATCACCCATCACTGGGCGCAGCTTGACAACGTGGGCACAGTCGATCTGCACCACATCGCCAGGGCCTTTGCTCAGTTCATCGACGCGGACGATGGGCATCTCGGTCGTGGACTGCTGCTTGAGCTTGCGCATCGCGCCGTCGTGGGTTGGCATCGGGCCGGTCAGGGCCGTCATGGGGGTGGGCTGGCGAACAGCCATGGCGGACAGCGCCTTCGAGAACTGCTTGTTCGCGAGTGCGGAGCCGCGGGGAACGGAAGTCTGGGACATGGAAAACTCCTAGATGGATGTGTCCCCTGCCTTCACTGCGTGGCCGACAAACTGGCGAGGACTTCCTCGTCGGTCATGCGGCTGTAGTTCAGGGTCGGGGCGGATGCGGGTTGACCACCGCCGAAGTCGCTGATGCTTTTCGGCCCTGCGGGCTTGAGCGCAGCGATGGCGGCGGCGGGATCGGTACGGGGTGCGGGTGGGGCCGCTGGATTGGGAGCAACGGGCTTCACACCGAACGCGCGCTTGGTGCGTTCGACGGCTTCAGCGAGGCGTTCGAGAATCGGCTTGTCGGCCCAGTCGGGATCAACGAACAGCGAGCTGTCATAGGCGATGGCGCGCTGAAGCTTGTCCTGTGCATCTGGGTCGTGTTGCCAGTTCAGGAGGTCCGGCACTTGGTCCACGAGAACCTGAACGTCGTTCCGGAACTCGATGGGTTGAAACTCGTCGCTGGTGGTCGCTGGCTGCGGCACTGCGGCGCGCGTCTCGGCGATCTGCTTGGCGAGTTCCTGCTGTTTGACGTAGAGCTTGTACTGGGCCGGGAAATCGACTTGCATCGATGCCAGCTCTTCCGGGGTGAAGTCCTGCTCGTTGGCGGCAACTGGTACCGCCTTGCGCAGTTCTTCGATTTCCTGGCGCGCCTTTTCGAGTTCAGCCTTGGTCCGTTGCTCAGAGCGGCGTGAGGCGCGCAGTGCGGCCTTCACATCGCCTTGAGACTGTTCCGTGGCGGGCTTGTCGTCGGCGGGCTTCACATCGGCCTGGGCCGGTGCGCTCGCGTCAGGCGTGACAACTGGTGCAGGGTCGGGCGTTGCTGCTGGGGCAGCGTCGGCCGGTGCACCGTCTACCGTGGCTGCATCGACGGCTTGCATCTCACCGTCTTCGTCGGCCAGGATGGCGCTCAGGATCTGTTGCTCTTCACTGTCAAACGTGGGGTGTGCGGATTCGTTCACTGGTTGCTCCTGTCTCGTTTACGGTCGATCACCGAGCCTTGCGGCACCGTCCTGATCCACACCCGGCGCGTGGACGATTCGCTTCCGGGTGGCTTCCGCGGGGTACACATCCATGCAGTGCGGGGCTGCGGGATGGCGCAATGCAAAAAGCCCGCACTTGGCGGGCTCTTGCGATTGATGGGGTGGATGTCAGGCGGCGGCTTCTGCCAGCACCTGTTCCAGAATCTGGTCTTCGTTGGCAGCGGCGTCGGCGCGCATGGCCTGCTCGGTCTTGGCCATCGTCTCGGCGACGTTCGCCTGCGGTTCACCGGCTTCGATGCGCTGCTGGATCAACGCGGCGTTGGCCATGGCCTGCTGTGCGCTGGCCCGGTTGCGCTCGGCTGCTGACACCTGCACGTCCAGCGTGGCAGCGGCAAGCTGTGCCTGTTGCTCCATCTGAGCCTGCTGCATGCCTTGCTGCTGTTTCTCGGCGTTGGCAACGGCTTCCTTGTCGCTCGGGTCTGGCAGGCCGGACACCTTGCGAAGATCGGCGGCGACCTGTTCGCGGTTGTTCACGCTGGTCGATTCGATGTAAGCCGGGGCCAGAACTGCGATGGCCTGCGGGTTGTTGCCCAGCGCCTGGATGATCTGGGCAAGCTGCTGCTGGCTCTGCTGGCGGTAGGCTGGCGTGTTCGGAACTTCGGCCAGCGAGGTCTTGATGTGAGCATCGCCGACCTGATTGATCGGCATGCCTTCTGGCGTCCAGTCGTTGAGCACCACCACGCGGCGGGTCTTGCCGGTGCCGACCGGTACTTGGGTGCGCTCGCCCTTCAGGTCTTCCAGAATCTCGTCCACAGCCAGCTCGAACGCGATGCGGCGCGCGTAGCTGTAGTTGTCGTTCATCTCGCCCATGGACTGCTCGCCCTGCTCGATCAGCATGGAGTTGGCAATCCCGGACTGCACCTGAGCGCTGCCCAGTTGGTTGGTGTAGCGGCCAGCCGTGGCCTGGATCAGTTCCTTGCTGTCGGCCATGATGGCGAACTGCTCGGGCTGCATCTGCAGGTCGTTGCGGATCTTGATCGCCGTCTGGTTGCGGTTCTGCCGGTTCGGGTTCGTGATCGCCACGAAGTCCGGGCGCATGACGTTGGCTGCGATGTCGTCAATGGTGTTGAACTCGGTGTCCAGCGCATCGCTGTCCATCTCGACCTGACGGGCCTTGAGCATCCACTGAACGCGCAGCCGGCGCTCGTTGTATTCGTCCTGCGGCGCGATCATGCCTTCGATCAGGCCGTAAGGACTGCTGTCCTCGTCGTCGCGGAAGGCGAAGAACGGGACATAGGGGAAGTGGCGCTTCGTGGTGCCTTCATCGATCAGTCGGTGCGGGCCGGCGTACAGCGCGCGGCGCACCTGGCTGGTGATGCCCTTGGACAGCTTGACCAGACCACGGCTGACCGCTTCGACGTGGCGCGGGTCCTTGGCGTCGTAGGGAACATTGCGCCCACCCAGGTGCAGCACAACCACCTCGGCCGGCACGCGGTACCAGACCTCGTACAACCGGATCATCTTGCGCGCGCTGTCGAGCCAGTCCCATTTCTTGACGGTCAGGGCGAAGCGGGATTCGTTCTCGTAGGCGCTGGCCAGGTCGTATCTCTCGGGCTGGCCCAGATGGGAACCGTCGTCGTCCATGCCTTCGGACCAACCGGACACGCTCTGACGAAGAATCGCGCGGTGCTCCGGCATACCGGCTTCCACCTCATCCAGATCCACCATGCGCGAGCGAACCACCCAGCGGCAGCGGTGATCTAGCGTGACACCCTTCTGGCCGCGCCAGTCCCACCACATTTCATCGACCGGGACGGACTCGAAGCGGTACGGGTAGGCCAGCGGGTCGCTGCTGCGGCTCACATGAACCCAGCCCAGACCCTTCTTCACCATCGATGCGTAGGCTTCCGAGACGGCCATGTGGGCGCGTGTCTCGCGCTCCAGTTCCTTCAAGCGGCTGCTGGTGACTTCGGCGACATCTGCATGGGTGTCGTCGTCGGCTTCGACCTTCACGTCGGTGCGGCTCTTCGCTTCCTGGCCGAGCACCGAGTTGATGACCGGGCGGATCAGGTTGATCGCACGCTCTTCGAGGTCTTCCTGGCGGATGTTCCAGCGCTGGGTTTCGCTCAGTTGCTTGCCGTCGTAGTAGGCGTTGGCCAGCTTGGCGCGAAGCCTCCATTCAGGCTGCTCCATGCAGTCGCGGAGCATTCTTTCGAGGGCGAAAAGTGAGAACGCACCTTTCCCAGCGAAGTCGCGCGACGTGTCGCCGGAGCGGTCTTCGTATGGGGTGGTTGGTTTCATTACTGGAGTCCTCTGAGCGCTCGATACTTCGATGCGCTTTGTGATGAGTTCGTCTTCGCCAGGTGGATGCCAGTGACCACCAGATAGCGGGTGCCGTCCATCAAGTGGTCGTTCTTCTTGACGATGTGGCCCTTGTCGTCTCGGTGGTAGATGCGGTATTCCGCGAACCACGGCTTGCAGGACTTGAACACCTTGAGTCGGCCGGTTGCCAGGCGCTGGTGCACCTCATACAGACCGGACTCGACCGAGTTCTCGGCTTCCGTGAGCGTCAGGCCCAGGTCGCGGTAAATCTGCAGGAGTTGCTGGCCATCCTTCTGGCTTCTGCCGCGGCTGGCTGGATCGATCGTTCCGGGAATCCATTCACCGCGCGCCTTGATCGCTGCGACGTGCGTACTGGGCTCCTGCTGGCCCTGGTAGTGGCACGAGTAGATGTAGACGATGTCGGCGTCACGGTCGATGGCTGCGAACGGTGCGGCCGTCTTGTTCCATCCCACATCCAGGCCGTAGACACGAGGCCAGTGATCAGGGATGGCGAAGTCTTCGACCGATATCTCATCCTCGGCGACCGGGTAGATTGCGCCGGCTCCGATGCTCGGGATGCCTTTGGACCGTGCTTCCCTCAGGTGCGGTTCGCAGTCTCGAAGCAGCCGGTCCTTGGTGTCTTCGTCCAAGTGCGGGGCGTCGTCCCATCCGGCCATCACCAGCGCCTGGTGCCCGGCCTTGCCGATTCGGTCACTCGGAACCTCGGCGTCTTCGCCCAGGTACTTGAGCACCACCGGGGTCAACCCTCGCAGCGGCGTGAACGTCTCCATCAACAGGCCGCTGGTGGTCGCCAGACGCATAGCGCATTCAGCGCGGATTGCCTCGTTCGATTCCTCGTCCAGCCAGATCAGATCCTTGGCCGTTCCCTGGAAAGCCTCTCGGCCCTGGTCGAACGACTTGAAGCCCAGCCGGGAGAACTTGCCCGTTACGTGCTTGACGATGATGTAGTCCACCGCGCCGCCACCGTTGGGGCGCTTGACCACCTTCACGATGTCTTCGCCAGGGATCAGGCCGGTGCCGTGTCCGCCATCCGGCCCGAGCATCTTGAGCTGAACGATGTCCCGGACGGTTTCCTTCGTGTCGCCAGCAGCCCAGGCGTCAATCGCATGGTCGAACCGATGGCCAGCCCACCAGAACGGGTAGCGTCCCGTCAGGTGCAGTGCGGTTTCGTAGCCTCCAGCCTCAGATTTACCAACACGATTTCCAGCCATGAAGCCGCGCGTGGCGAACGTGGCGCCCAGCTCGAAGAACGCCATGTGCTGAACGTACAGCTCTCGGCGCAGCGGCCCGACATCCGGGTAGTAGGTGAACAGCTTGCGGTGCCGCGCCCTGCGCTCACGCTCTTCCAAGAGCGCCAACAGCTCCAGCTTGTCGCGGCGCTGCTTCTCCGCCAGGTCAGAGGCCAGCGACACGCAGGCGCTCGCTGATTCTGGCGTTCAAGTCTTCGTCGGACAGATCGCCGATTTCGTCAACAGGGGGAGGCGCTTCCGGGTCATCCAGACCGTGAGCCTGACGCTCAAGCCCGATGAGCTTCCCGGCCGTGGTTGCCAACCGCTGCATCACAAGGCTGCGAGCGGGAAGCTTCACGATGGCGGAAACCCCGGCGCGCAACTCGGCAACCTGCTCTTGCGTCAGGCTGTCGTCCAAGAGCATTTCAGCCATCGTCTTGAGGTCTGACTTTCCAAGTTGCTGAAGCTCGGACGCCATGTCAACCATGATGCTGGTGAGAACCTGAATGTCTTTGCGATGCCCAAGAATCACGTTCTTGTTCAGCTCTGCTGCTGCCAGGACCGTGCTGCTGACCTTCTGCTGACCACTGCTGATTTCCTTGCTGACTAATTCCTCGACCAGCTTGGCATTGGTTGCGGCCTTGATCGCTTTGGACAGGTCCTGCGTCCATCCGTCCTTCTTGGCCTTGCGGGATATCAAGCCATTGTTGGCGCCGTGCTTGGCTTCGAGTTCGCGCAGGGTGAACTGGCCGGTTCGGTAGTCCCGCTCTACGGCTTCCCAGTCTGTGCGCTTGCGCTTCTCTGGCGCGGGTGCTGGTGCGGAAAGCTCGGCATCCAGCGAACCTGACGCGCCTGGAGTGCTGCTTTTTTGTGCAGCAGCGAGCGATTCGGCCAGTTTCGACATCTCAGAACGCGGCGATGCGCTCGGCCAGGACGGAGCTGAGTTGGCGCTGCAGGTTCAACTGGCGGACCAGGCGGTGCTGTTCGGCGAGGTCGAGGGAGCGGAAGGTGTCCGATCCGGTGAAGGCGTGCAGGCGCTCGATGTTGCCTTCCAGATCCAGGCGTTCGGCGATGACGCGCATCTGGTGCAGCGGCTTTTCGGTTGCATCGAGCACCTTGACGGCGTTCTCTTCAAGGAACGTCATCTTCCTTCCGCTGCGCTTGCTGCAGACGTGAAGGCGGTGGAACTCCACTCCATCAACGCTGTCTTGATCGACGTCTTGCACAACGAATTGGCCCCAGCCTGGCTCTCCTTTGAACTCGACGGTATCGCCGACTTCGAAACGGCTGGCTTCGGTGGTTTCGCTCATGGCTCAGACCTCTGGGTGTAAAAAATCGCCCGGGTCCGGGTGGTCCGGTATCCGGGCGCTGTGAAGGGCTGCGCGTGAAAAAAGCCTGTGAAAGCCACGCAGCCGGGAGACTCTGTCTGTGGAAACTAACGACCCCACGATTCAAGTTGGACAGAAGCGCTTTCTGCTTTCTTTGCCCACTTGAATCGAACCTTGAGGTTGTGGCGATCATCGCTCCCGGGCCGCACCCCTTTTTCCGCTTGAAGCGGGGTGTACAACTCTCCGTGAGCCAAGGCGTTTGCAGCGCCACCTGTCCGCAGCTCCATCAAGAACTTCTGAAAGGCTGGCATCCGGCCCGGATACCATTCATTTGGCGGCATTGGGACAAAAACCTGGGTGAACACCTCTCGAAGAACGCTGTGTATTGCCTGCTCTTGTCGAAGCGTTCCATCTACAGTGAACAGGGGTTTGATTTCAAAAGGAGAGCCTGTTTGAAGCTCGGAAATCCTTTTGCTCACATCCGGGTTACCCGAGTACCCGATCTTCACGTACTGGCTATTGAGAATATGGACTGCGTAGATCACATTGCCCTCACACGCGCAAAGCGCAAGGCCACACTGAGAGAGCTATCGGAAAGGGTGGTGTGATCACCCCTTATCGGCCGGCCAGCCTATCCGAAGCCAAAAACTGTTGCTCACCCCCGCCCGCCTTCCAGAATGAGGGGCTGAATGCGTCGTCCTACGTGGTGAGCTGCGGCCCATATTCGCCGGATGGGTTCCGCTATTCCGGAGCGAGAAACCGTATGAGGCCAACCCCTGACGGGGATGTGACGGCCTGATGCTTGGCTTCTTTCGTCGCTGGTTTTCTTGGCCCCAGACGTTGCCTCTCGGGAGCCTCTGAGCAAGGCCCGATCAGTTTGTGATGTCTGGGTTTGAATGGGTGCCCTGCTTCTGTTGCCGAGCGCAGGGCGGCTCCGAAGGCGGTTTTAGGCCGCTTTCAGGAACGTGCTTTCATTGGCAGTTCTGGGTTTTGCTTCGCTTACGGCGAACGCCTGTCGGATCGTCGGCATCGGCTTCCGGGCACTGTCGAAACCAGTACACCCCCGCATGGTGGAGGTGGCGGAAATCGAACCCGCGTCCAGCACACTTTCACGTCAGCTTCTGGCGGGGTTTCGCCCGCCTACGATCATGTTCACTGCGGGCCGACGAAAGCCCTTGGTGGATGGGTGCAGGGCTTGGACCTTGGGCTTGTAGCCGTATGGGTGGTGTCCGCGCCTGCGTAAAAGAGAAAAGCCCCGTGGTTTCCCTTGGGGCTTTTCAATGGCTGTTATGCCGTTTTCGCGTACTTGGCAAGACGCTATAGCATTTTGGCATAGCTTCAGGCAACAGGCAAGACGATAGGCATTGACCTACCGTGTTGGATTCTTTGCCCTGCGTTGTCCGACCGGGGAGCGGATCGAGTCCGCTTGAATCTGTTGTGTCGTACCCTGTTGGTTCATCAGGCGCCGTTATTACGCGTTGGCCCTCGCGCCTACCCGTTGCCGGGTGTCGTAGCCATATGCCTGTTTCGCGACTATCCAGGGACCTGTCGCCTGCCGTCTTGCCAGTAAGCAGCGCCACGATTCGTCGTAGCCCGTCCACCTCTTTGATCCGTGCGGTTTCAGTGGAGTACCCGATGTTTCGGCCCGGAGTGCCGTTTGAGCCGTTCCTTGAGGCTCGAAAAGTGATTGGGCAAAAGAAAACCCGCACTTGGCGGGTTCATTTACCTTCGTTTGAAGGCGGCTGACCATCGAAGAGGACGGTTTACCGTCATCGCCTGTGGCCAGCTGTCAGCAGCGCGGAACGAATCGAGCGCTACCGGTGGCAGGATTATGCATGATCGCTGCTTTTTTGTGCAACTGGTTGTTTCTGCACGTCGCCAACCTCGTCCATCCACATCGCATCGGCTTCCAGGCCTTTGAACTTGTGGCCTGGATTGTTCGGCGTGGTCATCACTATGGCGGTCTGCCGGGCCTGTTCGCAGATGTCGCAGATCAACCGCTTGCCGAAGTCCTTGGTTCCGATCTGGTTGCCGTGCCTGCAACGCTCCTGGCCAACGTCCAGCGACGGGATGATTGTTGTCGAGCGCAGCTTCACAAATCCACCTCGTCGCCCAGCTTCGAAGCCACAAAGCACCGCATGGCCGCGATCAGGGCGGTTTCGCCTTCCTGCTGGTGGTCCATTTCAAGCGCTTCACGGCTCGAAACACTGGCGTTCACGCCAGCGATCCATTTGAGCCTTGAATCGAATAAAGGACAGATCAGGCTGATTTCCTCGCGCTCAATGAGTGGCCCGCCCTGTGCCCAATCGGTCGATGGGCTGTACTGCTTGGCGGAATAGGCGTGAATCCTCGCGCTCTCTGCGTAGGCAAGGTATCCACCACGGCACTGAGCAACTTCAATGCATTCAGCCTTCGCCACAGCAGCGTCAAGCAGGGATCCTGAAAGCTCAGAGGTCTTGTGTTTCATGGCTCAGTCCTTGAATATGCTGTGCGGGTTTCGCTTCACGTTCAGGCCGTCGCGCATCATGATCCCGATGCGCTCAAGAAAGGCCATGACCCGGCCGAACTCGTCTTCACTGCGCCAGTCGATGCCGAGAAGCTTCATGCGGAATCCGAGCTGCAGACCGTTCAGGTTTGCGACGTGGGTCCAAGTTTCCGGCAGCATGGCCTTCACCTTGTCCTCGTTGTCCTTCAGCCATTGTCCGTTTCCGAGGGTGTCCATCAGGCTCATGCCAACTGCCTCCGAATTTCCATCTCAGCGAAGCTGTACGCGCCGGCCATGGCGTGCATCAGGTCGGCGGCGAATTCCTTCTGCAAAACGTCCAACCCTACCGCGTCCTGTGATTTCCCTGATCCACCACAGCGCCGGCAGATGTTCTGAATGCTGCCATCGTACCCGCCGATCAGGCCGGTTCCGCTGCATGTCGGGCATGTCGGGCTCAGGAACGATGACAGGCACCCGCCGACGATGGCGGCGATCTGCTTGTCCGACAGCATCACCCGACGTTTTGTCGCTCGGTCCAGTGCCCACAGGTGCAGCGCTTCCTTCGTTTCGCGCAGGGTCCGAAGCTCCATCAGGATCAGCAGCATACCGGTCAGGTCGTTGTCGGCCGTCTTGCGCACGTCCTGGGCCACGGAGTCGTATTCCTGCATGAGCCTGAGCAGCTTCGGTCCGATGCCGTGCACCATGCCGGCCGCGGCGATCATGTCCACATCCCCTTGCCGGTGCTCGCTCATTCCGAGGTGGCTGGTGTGCGCGGCTCGGGCGTAGCGCTCGGCTGTTGTGGGTTTGTCGTCGCTCAAGATAGCACCTCCAGCCCATTGCTCTCCGGCATGCCGACTTTCAGCAGCATCTCGTCTGTGCCAGAGCCAGGGTCGATCAACTTCATGTTTGGCTCAGACCAACCGCACTCCAGGCCATCAAAAGCAATTGCTGGTGGGTCGAAAAACCACGCCCCCGCATCCGGTGTTCGCTCCCTGAGCGTTTGAACAGATCCAACAAACGGATCACAGAATGCATTTCTGGAGCGCAACAGCATCACCAACGCACCTGGTTTGAACTTGCTCATGTCGTCGTTCCTTTTTGGTGTTGTCGAATCTTCTTGGCCCACTCGCGCACACGCGCATGGCCGGCTTCCTCGTTGCCTTCGCCGAACACCTGGCTCAGGGCCTTGGCGTACTCCGGGGACTTGATGCCGGCGCGTTTGCTTTCGAACAGTTCGCGGCCTTGGGCCAGTGCACGGGCCTTGCACTCTGGGCAGTCGGCGTGGAATCGCCCGGTGGCCGGGTTGTGGCTGGCGGTGGTGCAGGCTTCGCAGGTCACATCTGACCTTTCAGCCTCATGTTTTCTTCGCGCAGCTCGAACACCAGCTTTTCCAGCGCCATGGCGTAGCCCGCTTCATGGCCTTGCTCTCCAGTGAACGGGTCGATGCGATCAATCTGCTCGCGCAGCCAGCGCTGATCGTCTGTTTCGGTCTTGATGATGTCGGCCGGGATGTCTTCGTAGACGGGTTCAATCATGGTTTTCTCCTGTGATTTCAGTGGGTGGTTGATCGCATGGCTTCAAGAATCCGCATCCGGGCCTGAGTCGCCAGAACCATCTGCTGCGGGCTGCTGGCCTGCAAGATAGCCTCATAGACCAAGATCGCGTCCCCCAGCGCCAGCTGCTCCGGTCGGGTGGTTGCCCATTTACCCAGCGTGTTGCGGCGGGTCTGGATGCTGCGCAGCGCTTCCGATCCGGCCCGGCAGTCAGCCACTGGCTGGCAATCATCTCCGCCGATTTCGATCGATCGGATCAGGGCTACCCCGATGGCGTGGGCCAATAGATCGAACTCCGCTGACTCTTCTGGCTTGAGCTTGTGGCTCACCAGCGCACCCAGCGCGCGGTTCACGATGTTGCGGGCGTTGTCGGCGGCGTCTTGCGTTCCTTCGAGCCAGCTACCGGGAAGCGGTTCGTCGGTGTAGGGCCGGCAGCGTTGCAGGGTGTTCAGGAACTCGGCGCCGTTGAATGTCCTGGCGGTGGGGTTGCCCAGTCGCTTGCGGGCGTAGGCGGTCATCTTCTTGCCCATCAACGTGCTCCCAGACCGGAGAACGGGTTCGCCCTGCGGAACCGCCCAGCCTTGCCAAGCCGGTAGGCGGAAATCAGCGACTGGTCCACACCGAGTTCCTTCGCAAGGTGCACACCCTTCTCTTCGCCGTCCATGATTCGAATGATCGCGGCGTCGTCAAGTTTTCCGAGCCTCTTTGTCTGGGTCGCTGATATCTTCGCGGCGCGCGCTTCCTGATTCGTGTTCTTGCGCGTGCGGATCAACATCTTCGATTTCGTGATGTTCCTGGCGTGCTCGGGGTTCACGCACCAGCTGTTCTCGCACGATGTGCTGGCCACATGGCCTGGTGGCGTAGGTCTGTCTTTCAGACCAGCCATGATCAGCGCTCGCACGGGACGGCGGATTCCCTGGTGGTACATCATTGGCACACTGCCACTGGTGAACGAACCGCCCCACTCCCAGCAGTCTCCGCACTCTTTGCTTCGTGAACGGATGACTTGCAGCAGGTACGGGCCCGAGAGGTCTTTTGGCGGGCCGATGAGGCCCTTCTTTTTCGGTGTGCTCATGCTTCATCCACCCGGCACGGCGAAGGGTTCTCATCGAACCGGACCGCCTTGATTGTTGGGAGGCCCTTCCACATGCACTTCATGATCCGGTGCCGGCCATCCATGATTTCGCCGTCTTCGTCCAGAATGATCGGCATGGCCAAGTCGGCGGCTTCGATGGCCTTGATGTGCATGACCAGCTCTCGCATGGTCAGCTTGTTGTAGTTGTGCCAGACGTTCAGGTGAGCGAGCGGAACTTCCATCACGGGAAGGTCTTTCGACAGCTCGAACAAGCGAGGCACGCTCCACTGGTGCCTTCCGATATGCGACATCTGGTCTTTCGGTTCGATCCAGGGTTTGATCTTCATGCGGTCATCCTCAGTGCATCGTCCAGCAGGTCGCGCTGGGTGAATGGGTAGTGCTTGTCGAAACCTTTGGTGCCGAGTCCGTGGATGCCGAGCGGGCCTCTATGGTGGGCCGGGCAGAGCGGAACAAGGGTCTTGTAGTCGCCGCGGCCCCATCCGCCACCGCGGTAGTGGTGCAGCTCAACTGGTCCTGGTGCGTGCGGGCCGTGGATGCGCAGGCAGGCCAGGCAACCGAGTTCTGCCAGCTTGCCCTTGTGGATGTGCTCGGCTCGGGTCATGCGGCCACCTCTTCACGCTTCGGCGCTCGGGTTGTCTCGACCATCTGGCCGTCGATGCGCTGCACTTCGGGGATTTCGTAGCCCTGCTGCGCCGCCCACGAAAACACGAACTCGATCAGCTCGGCCATCTCGCGGCCTGTCAGCTCGGATGTCCGTCGGAACACGATGTCGATGCCGTGGCCGTCCAGAGCTGGCAGGTATCCCACGGGCTCACCGATGGCGCGGCACCAGCTGGCCACCAGGAGGCGCTTCCATGTCTCGATGTCGCGCTTCGACCCAGCCCATTCGATGTTCTTGCTGATCCATCCCAGCATCGCGTGCAGGCGGGCGCTGTGCTCTTGCGTGCGCTTCGCTGGCTTGACGGTCAAGGTCAGGCGGTGCTCGGCCATCAGCATGGCTTTCGCCCATGGCCAGACCACCTCCTTGATTTCCTTGTAGGCCTGCACTGGGTTGTGCAGGGTGATGGTGATGCCGGTGGTCATGCGGCCTCGCTCAGTTCTTCGGGTTCGTCCGGGGCGAACAGCCCTTGCGCCTGCTCTTTCTCGGCCATCAGCAGGTTGGCGGATGCCTGCTTGAAGTAGCTGTCCTTCAACTCGGCACCGACGAACTTGCGGCCCATTTCCAGCGCCACGAAACCTTCGGACCCGATGCCCGTGAACGGCGACAGCACCACGTCGCCCGGGTTCGTCCACAGGTCGATTCCGCGCCGGATCACTTCGAGCTGGAGCGGGCAAATGTGGCGTTCGTCGTCGTGCTCGCGGGCGCTGCGGAACTGCAGGGTGTCGTTCGGGTTGATGTCCATCCAGACCGGTGATGCCACCTTCTGCCACTTGTCCACCGGGTAGGTCTCAGGCGTGTGCGTCACCTTGTCCATCATTTCACCGGGAGCGCGCATGGTCACGAGGTAATCAGGGATGCCCTGGCGGCTCATGCACGCATTGGTGCGGACGGTCTTGTGCAGCAGGCCCAGCGCCTTGGTGCGCTGCATGGAGGTCACCGGGTCTTTCCAGATGCACACCTCGCTGGCGTAAATGAAACCGTGCTTCTGGAACGCGCGGATCAGTTCGCCGCGGAAGTCCTTCAGCCCGATGTATCCGTCACGCTCTTTGCTGGTCGGCATCAGCATGCAGTGGAAGCTGACGTTGTGGCCCGGCTTCATCACGCGCGCCAGTTCGGCAACAAGGAAGTCGAAGTGCTCAAAGAACTCGGCATCGTTGCGCACGTTGCCCATGTCGCGCGGGCTGTTGCTGTAGGTGTACAGGCTGGCGAAAGGCGGCGAGAAGATCGAGTAGTCCACCGACTGAGAAGGCAGGCCACTCATGACCTCCACGCAATCGCCATGGAACAGGGAGAAGTTTTTGCCGTTGGTTTGATTGATGCAGTTCATGCGGCCACCAGAAAAGAAGGGACGTTGATCGGGGTGTTCGCGGCGTAGTCATTGCTCTCGCGGGACTGGCCAAACAGTTCGGACTTGACGGATTCGAGGACTTCTGTCGCCAGGGCTTCGGCCATTTGGTTGGCGTCCTCTTCCTTGCGCTTGAGGTTCGACACGATGGAACCCTCTTGCTCGCTGGCGAAGATGTGCACATGCACTTCCTGTTTTTGGCCGAAGCGGTAGCAGCGGCGCACGGCCTGGTAATAGGCCTCCCACGAGTCCGTCACGCCGACGAAAGCCACGTTTCGGCAGTGCTGCCAGTTCAAGCCCCATCCGGCGATAGACGCCTTTGTGACCAGCACTCGGGTGCGTCCTTCGGCGAAGTCGTGCAGGCGTTTCTCCTTGGTCTGTTCGTCGTCGGCGCCGCGAATCTCCACGGCGTCAGGGATGGCTGCGCGCAGTGCTTCGCCCTCGGCATTCAGGTCGCACCAGATAACCCATGGCTCGGTGCTGGCGTTGACCATGGCAGCGCAGGCTTTTACGCGCTCTTCAATGCTGGCCTTGCGGGCGCTGCGGCGCTCCATCAGGTCATTGGCCTTCATGGCGAACAGGAACCCGGTTTCTTCCTGGCTGTGCTCGCTCTCGACGGTGTGCTGATGCACGGTCAGCGGCGGCAGGTTGTAGGCCGATGCGTCATAACCCAGATCGGAAGGGCTGCGCAGCATCACGCCCCACGAAGCCACCCAGCGCCAGAAGATTTGCCGGGCGTGGCCCTTGACGCGCCATGTCTGGGTGTCGCCGCCGTCATGGACGAAGAACTCTGCCAACATCTCGGCGCGCGAGCGGATGCCCAGGAACTCGGCATGCGTTCCAAGCTCGGTCCAGTCGTTCGGCGCCGGAGTGGCCGTGGCGCACAGCCGGTAAGGCGTGCGGCTGAATGCGTCCAGCAGCGCCTGCAGGGTCTTGCTGGTGTGGTGCTTGATGACGCTGGATTCGTCCAGAACGACACCCACGAACCGCGATGCATCGAACTTGTGCAGCCGGTCATAGTTCGTGATGTTGATGCCTGGCTTCACATCATCCGCATCGTGAGCGTGCGTGATCGTCACGCCACATGCCGCAGCTTCAGCAACCGTCTGTTGCGCCACTGCCAACGGGGCCAGGATCAGAATGTCGCCGGAAGTCTCTCGGCACACCACGTCAGCCCATGCGACTTGCATACGGGTCTTTCCAAGACCGGTATCAGCAAAGATCGCGCAGCGGCCACGGCGCAGCGCCCAGCGGACGAGCGCCACCTGATGCGGGAACAGTCCGTCGATCAGGTCAACGTCGTGCGTGATGCCAACGGGTGGCGTTGATGTGAGCTTTTGACGGACGAATCCGCCGTAGTCGATAATCGTTTCAGCCATAGTCGTTTCCTTTGTTGATGACTGGGGTCAGAGGCCTGTCTGTTCGCGCAGACAGGTTTCGTTTTTTGTGGCGTCGAAAAGGTCGGCGGTCTTGTCGTCGCGCGCTGGCGCTGCCTGCTTTGCGCCTGGCATGAGGCCCCACTTGGCAGCGCACACCGGGCCATATGCCGCGTGGCCGTGCTTGACGGCTGGCTTCTTCAGGGGTCTGTGGCAGGCGGCGCAGATGGTCATGCAACACCCCACTGAATCAGCGCGCCGCGCAGGTAGACCAGCGTGTAGGCGGCAACCAGAACCATCAGGCCCCATGCGCCAGCGTCCAGCGCGAAAACAAACCAGAACGGCTGTCCTGCGAGGCCCACAATCGGCGCCCACTTGCGCAGCGTGAGATTGCGGCCCATGGCGAACCAGATGGACGTGAGGCCGAAGCTGGCCATGAGGAACTGCGTCATGCGAATTTCGCCTTCCCGTAATGCGCCATGAGCAGGGCGTCTGCCCGGCCGTTGTCCTTTTGGCGGCTCAGATGGCTTGCTGCAATCGCCGGGTACAGTGAGCGGGCCAGCGTCAGTGCCTTGGCTTTGTCGGCGTCAAGGCCATACATGCGCTTCCAGCGCTGCGCGTTGACCAGCTTCACATCCATGCGAAGCACAGACAGCACGCCCTCGATCACGCCCTTGCTGTGCATGAGGCTGGTGTTCGCGCCGCTGCCAGACTTGTTCGATGGCATGGCGTGCACGTCCTCCAGCACCACGATGGCCGACTCTTCGGCAGGGATCATCTTTCGCAGGAGAACAGCCAGCGCGTAGCCGTGAATGATTCGCTTGGTGCGGCCAGAGCCAGCAATCTCCAGCGTCGGGATGTCGGCCACGCTGGCGCCGTTCGGGCCAATGGCCGCGATGGCACCAGAGATGCCGGGATCGATCGCGCAGAAGATCGCCATGGCTCAGTGCACCGCTGCAGCTTCGGTACCGGGCACCACGCCGGCCGTGAAGATGTCTTCGGCGGTCAGTTCCTTGTCTTCCTCGTCCATGCCGGGCAGGATCAGGCTGGGCTCTTCTTCCACCTCGGCCTTCACCTCGGGCGGCGTCAGCGTCACACGCACTTCCTGGCTGATCAGCATGGCCAGCTTCCCGATGATCTGTTCCGTCAAGCCGCTGTTGGCCTGCACGCGGAACTTCATGGAAACGGTGCCGCCTTCCTTCAGCTCCAGCGAGAACTTGCCCACGTTGACGGCCGGCAGCACGATGCCGACTTCTTCGTCGATGCCGTATTCGACGGCGAAGCGGTGGCCGACCATTTCGGTGCCCAGCTTCTGCGCGCCCAGGTTGTTGAAGCGCAGCAGCGGCTTGGCGCTGATTTCGAAGCCGTCCATCGTGGCCTGGCTGTCGTCGCCGGCTTCGGCGGCTTTGTAAAAGGCATCCAGCAGCCCGGGCTGGAAGTCGTCAAGGATGGTGTTCGGCGCGTCGTAGTTGATCGACAAGTCGATGGCGCTCACGCTGTCGTCGCCGTGTTTCTCGACACGGGTGTTCAGGTTGCTCAGGGTGACGTAGGTCGGCTTCAGGAGGGAAAACATGGTTGGCTCTTTCTCAGGTGGGTTGGTGGTGTAGTCAGGCGAACTCGTTGATCGGCTCGCCAAGAACGGCAAGCGCCCAGTTGACAGACCGCGCGCTGTGCCAGATGCCAGCTCGGATCTCGTCAAGGATTCGGTGCGCCAGGCTGGCGCGCGGGTTGTTCGTGCGCAGCATGCTCATGACGCACTCCTGCGGGCCTGTGGCCGATAGCTTTCCCAGTCGAAGGCCACCCAGCGCGCCGTCTGGCGCATGCGGTCATAGGCGCGCTCTCCGATGTACTGGGTGAAGCCGGCGCGGTCTTGGTTTGTGATGAAGATGCTGGGCTTCATTTGCCGATAGCGCCGATCGATCACGTCAAACAGGATCGTCTGCTCACCGTCCGTCCCGTACTGAACGCCGATTTCATCCACGATCAGCAGGGCGACACGCTCGTACTCGGAAAGCACATCCGTCTCACTGACCGGGGAGTCCTTGCGCCACGTATCGCGCACCGAACGAATCAGGTCGAGACAGGTCGTGTAGATCGGAAGCTTGGCGGGCATCAGCTTGTTCATCACGGCTGCGGCCAGGTGCCCCTTCCCGGTTCCTGGAAGGCCTGCAAAGATCAGCGTTTCACCGCTCACCATGTGGCGATCAAAGTCGGCCGCGAAGTCCATGGAGACCTGCATCGCGTGCTTCTGCTGGTCGGTGGAGGCGATGTAGTTCGCAAAGCTGCACGGCTCTAGGCGAACAGGAAGGCGAGACTGCCGTATCACATCGGCGCGGCGCATGTTTTCCATGATGTTCCGGTCGCGCTGCTCAGCCGCCAACCGGTCCGCCTTTTCCTGTTCTGCGCACCCAGGACATTGAGACCAGACCTCACGGCCACCTCGCAGTCGCAAACCGGTTGCGATGTACTCGCCATGGATTTGGCAATTGATCGTTTTCGGATCAATTGCGACCGGAATCAATCCAGAAATTTTGGAATCAGATGAGGCTTCCATCGGTGCTCGCTCCTTCTCGGTAGTTCTTGCCGGCGAATCCGGCGTGACGGGTTGCTGTGCGGGGTTTGTTTTTCGGCTCCCAAAGCCCTTGCCATCCGTTTTCAATGGCGGTGTCGATCACGGTTTCCGGCGTGAATCCAGCGGCCAGGTGTTCGCCCAACTTTTTGACCTGCAGCTTTGCGGCCTCTTCGGTGATCGGCTTGTTCCGGGTTTTCCGGTCACGGACCCAACGTCCCCATGTCTCCCGATCCAGCCACTCAGGAAGTTCAATCAATCCAGCATCGAAGGGTCGCGAACGCGATCCCTTATTACTGGTTCCTTCTAGGTTCTTTACTGGTTCTTTACTGGTTCCGTGTCCCGTTTTCGGGACTGTTTCATTCCGTTTTTGGGACTCTTCATGTCCGTTTTCGGTACTCTTCATGTCCAAATTCGGTACTGTTTGAATTTCTGAAACAGTCCCGTTTTTGGTACTGCTGCTGGTGCCGTTTTCGGGACTGTTTTCGTCCGTTTCCGGTACCGCTTGATCGGCTTTAACAGTCCCGTTTTTGGGAGTCTTTAACTCATAGACAAACACCTGGCCTGTCATCCCTCGGCGTTCTTTTTGCTGCTCAAGGAATCCAAGATCGCGCAGTCGTTTGATGTTTTCAAGAACCGTTTTTCTATCCTGGGCTGTCACATCGGATATATGCTTTGTGGAAGGCCAGCAAAGCATTTGCTCGCCATCCACATTCACGCAATCAGCCATCGCCACCAAAACAAACTTGGTTGACGACTTTGGAATTGGCTGGGAAAGCGCCCAACGAATCGCATCAAAGCTCACGCAGCGACTCCTGATAGGCGTCTTCGCGCTGCTCTTCAATGCGGTCCAATTGCTGCAGATCACGGGATCGCTCCATCGCCTCGACCATCTCAGGCGACCGCAGCGCCACCAGGCGGCGGACATCATCGAAAGCCTCGCGGGCCTTCTGGCGGTGACCAGCGTTCTGGTGTGCCTCGACTTGAGCGCCTGCCGCTCGGATGGCGGCTTCCAGCTCGTCTGGGGTGTATGCGGGTGTCATATGCCACCCCTTTTGATCTGGTCGCCGCGGCTGCTTCCACGCGGGCCGATGGTGATCGACTGCGGTGCGTTGTTCAGCAGCTTCTTGCCGCGCTTGGACAGGCCCTTGAGGGTGGCGTGGCCGAATCCGGTACCGCGCGCCTTCTGGGCTTCCTTGGAGTGATCTGCAGCGGCCTGCTTGCGTGCCAGCGTGGCCTTTCCAACTTCGCCAGGATCGTTCGCAAACAGCGATGCGCGCGCCTGGGTGAAGGCGTTGTTGGTGGACTTGATGATCTTGGTATCTGGCCAGTAGACGGAGGTCATGCCGAGACCCCCATCTTCAAACTGGCAATCGCCCGCTCGATGCGCGAGGCGCTTTCTCCGTCCTGCTTCTTTGCTGCCAGATACTCGCGCAGCAGCTCGGCAAGCTCGTCCTTCGGGTTGATCGGCTGGGGCTCCGAATAGCCCAGCATGGAGCACATGAAGAAGAACGCGCCGTGATGCCCTTGGTCGCGCGCCATGCGCAGAAGCAGCATCAGATGATCTGGACTCAAGCGCTCGGGCTTGTCCTCGTTCAGGCACGCCAGCAGGTGCCGCTGGGCGGCGTCCACCATCTTCTCGGGCCAGAGCTTGTGCGCCACAACCTTGCTGCCGCCAAGGTCCTTAACGACAGAGATCAGCGCTGCATTCAGAGACTGGTCTTCACCCATTCCTCTGCACTCCTAAAAATTGGGAACCGTTGGGAATGACACCCAACAGGCAAAAAAAGAGACTGTTGGCATGGAAACGAACCACGCCATCAGTCACATGAAGAAAAAGCCCACCACCGGCACTCACTGCCTGCCACGCCAGGGAGGAAAGCGGGAGACGTTGCTCGTGCCGGCCGGATACGGCTATGCGGCGGTGGGCGAAAAACACGGGTCAGACCTCGGTCTTGATCGCGGGCTGCTGATTCGAAAGAGCGGTAGCTGCAACCACATCGACGCCCTCAAGCGCCTCTGGCTTTGCGACCTGGAGGAACATCATTCGTGGCTTGGGGATTCCGTGGTACCGCCACGCACTGACAGATGGCATGCGCACTTCAAAAAGCCGTGCTGCTTCGGCGGTACCGCCAAGGGCGTCGATGATCTTTGCTGCATTCGTGTTCATGCGGCTATGTTAGCCCAAGCAAACGTTTTGCGCAAGCCTAGACTAACATTGGTGCTGTTAGGCTAGACTTATGCCGACACTGCAAGAACGAATGGCCGAGGTGCTGGGAGACACATCAGCACGCGGGCTTCAAGCTGAGATAGCTAGGCTCTGTCACAAGAGCAGGCCGACCGTTTCTGCATGGATCAACAACCCGGACAAGGTGACGACCATCAGCAGGTCGGATGCTGAGTTGATCTGCGCCAGATGGAGGCCAGAAATTTCACCCGCCTGGCTTGCGGAAGGGGCCATGCCGAAGATGGCTTTGCCTGAAGGCACTCGTCTTGGTGGGCCATATGAGAACGTATCGGACGGACCGAAACAAAATGGGCCTTACCCATTGATATCGGATGTGGTTGCCGGATCTTGGGCGGAGCTTTGCGACAACTTCCATCCGGGAGAGTCAGATGAAAAATTCATGTCCACAAAGAACCTTGGGCGCCACGGCTACATGCTTCGCGTGTATGGAAGGTCAATGGAAAACCCGGGCGGCAGGTACTCGTTCCCAGAGGGAATGATCTTGCATGTCAACCCAGACATGGACCCCGTGCCTGGTCAATTCGTGATCGTGCGCCGCGAGTCTACGAAGGAGGCTACCTTCAAGAAGTACGTGATTTTTGAAGGCGTTCCGTTCCTTGAGGCCATCAATCCAGACTGGCCGCGAGAACTCAAGTATTTGGCTCTTCAGCCGGGCGACGTGTGGTGCGGCGTGGTGGTTGACGCCTCTATTGGATCGCTGCCGTGAAAAACGGGAAGTCGGCGCCCGATTCTTCGCCGAAACCAGGGAGTTATCATGAAAAAGTACGTCATTGCCGCCTTTATATTCGCGGCATTTAGTGCCCATGCCGATTGCTACGGAACAGGATCATTCCGTACATGCACCGACGACAGCGGAAACAACTACACGATCAACAAATCCAGAAACAGCACCTATGTTCAGGGGAGCAATGCCGAGACGGGTAGCACATGGAACTCTCAGACGTACCGCAGTGGGAACACGTCCAGCACCTACGGAACTGACTCAGACGGCAACTCATGGAACGCCCAGACGCACCGCACCCCAAGAGGTAGCACCACCTATGGGACTGACAGCAATGGAAACAGCTTCACCAGGATTTGCGATAGAACTGGATGCTATTGAAGTCGATCATCATGATGAATATTCGCCACTTAACCACCCTGCTTTTTGCGCTTTCTCCAGCGATATGCCTTCCGCAGAACGCTTGGGAAAAAATCTCAGGAAACTTGACTGGTACATCAGAGTTCTTTATTTTGAGAGACTCTTTCGAAGTTCGATCTAATAAAAATGGTGATGAAATTGCTGTTGTGACTGGAAAGTTAACAGATCACAAATCATCAAGTATTGATATTTATCAGTGGTACGTCAAAACGGAAGACTGCTACAGGCAGAAAGGAAAACTTATCACGTTAAATCTAGACGGAGAGTTTAAATATGAAAGCGATTTCATTTTTGATGCTGGAAATATTGCGTCTGTAAATGCAGAGGCAATATGCAGCCTATACGCTGAAAAGTATCTGAAAAATCGCGGAAAAGGGCTCTGAAATAGAACGCATCATGCACCGCCTCATGCGTCGCGCCCTGCCGTGGGCCTTCATGTGCGCTGCCGTGATTGGCGCTGCACTCGCTTTCAAAGACTGGGTGACGGCATGACACCTGAGAAGAACCAAGAGATTCGCGCCAACGCTAAGGCTTGGGCAGGTCGCCTGCTGGCCCTTTGGTCGGCCGAGCTTGTCCGAGGCTTGCTGCTGCCTCCCGGAGCATCTGGGCGATCCGAGCAGCTGAGGTCACTGGAATTGCATCTATCGCGGCAACGCTCAGAGGTGGCCATGACAGTGTTTCCAGAGATGACTCCGGTGGAGTCTGATCTGTGGGCTGGCGAGGCCCTGGACGCCTTTGACGCTCTTGCATCTGAGTTCCTTGAGGTATTGAACAAATCCAACACGTAAAGCCTTCGCACCCCCTGCCGCAACCGATTGGCGGAGCGATATCCGCCAGTGCTTGCAAGCCGGCGGCAGGGGGAGCGCCGTGGGAGTCGCTATCCCACGGATCGCCGGCCAAGAGTACTGGGCAAGCTAGCTAGGCAAACCCCGCCCTCGTAACCGGCAAGCCAACGTCCGTCATTCGGCGGTCGCTGGGGCCTCAGTGGCCGCTCCATCAAGGATAGTCCCATGTTGGAGTTTTCACTGGTGGTGAGGATCACCGTAAAGCAAGCTCTCTCACTCGGACGAGTGTTGATAGCCATCCTGCTTCTATCGGTGTAGCCCCTCACCTGGCTATGGCGGGTCGTGGTGCAATCCACGGCCCGCTCATAGTTCATTGAACATCATCTCGTCGCAGATGACGCCTTGAGTTTCCATTGAAGCTCGGCTCGGTCTTCCACGCCGGGTCGATCAACACCGCTTCGGCAAATGAACTCCATGCGCTTGCGCATGAGCCAGTTGTAAGGCCATGCCGGCGCCGCTGCCAAGTCCAGCAACAGATCTGAAAACACAAGTCGGTCCAGTAGCTTCATCACCCTCTCCAGTTTGAGCCCGCCGTGCGCGGGCTTTTTTGCGTCCGGTCTGGATGACCGTTTGTAGCTTCAGAATATTTTACTGAATTTTGTTAGCTTGGGCTATTGACTTGTTTGGTAGCTCAGGCTAATATTCTCCCCATCGGTTCCCAGATGCTGCATCCCGCAGCAGACCGACAAGGGGTGAAACAAGATGAGCTACAGCAGCAATCCCGTGCTCGATGCGATGCGTCACTGCGACGCGCTCTATGAGGCATCAGACGCACAGATCGAGTCCGAGGCCGATCTGGCTGGTGACTTTCTCAAGGCCTGCAAGAAGGTCGATGCCAACGCATTGGCGCCGTGGGCTGGCCAGGTGGTCGACAACGAGCAGCGCATGGCCTTGGGCTTGGACTGGTCAGCGAAGAACCTTCCTCAGCGCCAGCAGGCCCTGCACGAAGTCATGGTCGAGTCGCTGGACTACCCCGATGGCCCAACGATGTGCGAGGCGATGCAGCTCTTGCTGAACGTCGCGTACAGCGCTGATCTGGTGAACACCCCATCGATGGCGCGCGGCCTGATCGAGCGCATGGGCCGCAGCTTCGCGTTTCACAACAGCGGGGTGGAGTGATGAAGTTGGCCATCGTCATCGCTGCCCTGATCTGCACCAGCGCTCAAGCCGAGGGCCTCACGCCTTCCACGATGGGCCTGCACATCGGAAGCCACCACTTCACGGCCCGCGAGTCCGGTACTTGGAACGACATCAACCCCGGTGTGTACGCCCGCTGGGATTCCGGTCTTGTTCTGGGCACCCTGCGCAACAGCGAGCGCCGGCAGAGCGTTTACGCGGCCTACGTCATGGAGTCGCAGCGCTGGAACGGATTGTCTGCCGCCGTCATGGTCGGCGGCATCACCGGGTACTCGCGCAGCGTGTCGCCGATGGCATCGGTCAGCGTTGCAGCGGCCGTCACTGATCGCGCATCGATGCGTGTTTCCCTGCTGCCAAAGGCGTACCCGAAAGGGTCTGCTGTGGTGCACCTTTCAACTGAGTGGGGGTTTTGAAATGAGCAAGCCATTCAACTGGATGGGCCACCTCGGATTCGAGGTGCAAGACGCTGGCGGCGTTCCCGTCATCAACGAAGAAGGCGACATGCGCGAGGCCGATCTGTGCCACCAAGTGCTGTGGGACAAAGTGGTTTCGCTCAAGGCGCAGCGTGACGATCTGCTGAAGGCTTGCAAACAAGCCCTGGTCGCGCTCAAGGGCCGTGAGCATGACCAATTCCTTCGTGACGCCATCGAAGCCGCAGAGAAAGGCGGTACGTGATGGCCCTGGCAAACCTCTTCACAGAACACCTGCTGCGCGCACGAATCTGGTTCTACGAACTGGCCCTGCAGCAGATAGACCCATGCCATGCCGACGTGCCGGAAATCGTCCTGCGCCTGTGCAACCTCTACGACCAACTTGATGACCTGAAAGGACTGTCATGAACAACACCCAACGAATCAGCGAAGGCCCTGCATCGGCAGCGCGCCTGATCGGTGCAGCCCGATGGGAGGCCCACGAGTGCGGTCACGGGACCTGTGCCGCAGCGGTGGATTGCATCGGCGAGTGCGAGCTGAAAGCTGCAGTTCTGAACCTTCCCGTCATCGACGCCAAGTTCCTCGACTCGCAGCTCAAGTGCGATATGCCCATCGAAATGATCGAGCCCGTCAAGTCCGTGATCAGCGGCGCTGAACGGCTCAAAACTGCCGCCCTGGTCATCGCCGCAATGCTGGCTCTGGCCTGCACTTTCTACGTTTCTTCCATCTGAGGACCACATGAGCACGAACTCTTCTTCATCTTCCGGCGTCTCGTTTTTGAGCCTGCTTGGCCTGCTGTTTATCGGACTCAAGCTGACTGGGTTCATTGATTGGTCGTGGTGGTGGGTGCTTGCGCCTTTTTATGTCGGCCTGTTTTTGGTCATTGCAGTGATCGCTTTCGTTATCGCAATCAACAAGTGATTCAAGCCATGAAAACAACCGCAACCATTCTCTGCGCCGCCGCGCTGCTGACCGCCTGCAATGACGCCGATGTGGCAAGCCGCAACCTGTCGAAGGCTGCCGACATGTTCGAGGTCACGCGCCGCATCGTCTTCTACAACGGCATCACGGGCGAGTACATGCTGACCATTCAGGGCTTGTGCTCACTGGGAAACCAAGACCCGGCGCGGACGCTGACGGTGACGTGCAAGACCGCTCCGACTGAATACAAAAAGAACTTCCTCGGCCTGTCCGACAACGTGACGTATTTCGTTGAGCAGATCGACGGTGTTGCGGCAAGCCCGTATCAGTACCGCGTCGTCTTCAAGCCACTGGCCATCATTCCTGACATCGAAATCCGCAAGTGAGAACCACATGAGCAACGCACTTTTAACCCTCACGCACAAGCTGGCCAAGCGCCTGGACATGGGCGACGGCACCAGCCTTGTCGAAACCCTCAAGCTGACTTGCTTCCGACAGCGCGGGAACGACATCGTTACCGACGCCCAGATGGAGGCTCTGCTGATCGTGGCAGAACAGTACCGATTGAATCCTTTTACGAAGGAGCTTTTTGCTTTTGCCGACAAGGGCGCCATTGTCCCGGTGGTGTCGGTCGATGGCTGGTCGCGCATCATCAACGAGAACCCCGCCTTCAACGGACTGGAGTTTCGGTACTCGGATGAAATCGTGACCATGCCGCGCGGCAAGCCTTGCCCGGCCTGGTGCGAAGTTGTGATCTACCGCAAGGACCGCGACCGCCCGACCGTGGTTCGTGAGTATCTTGACGAGGTGTACCAGGCGCCTCGCGGCCAGAACGCTTATGACGGCCCTTGGCAGAGCCACACAAAGCGCTTCTTGCGCCACAAGACCCTGATCCAAGGCGCCCGCATCGCCTTCGGTTTCGCCGGCATCTACGACGAGGACGAAGCTCACCGGATCATCGACGCCGGCTCCATTGACGCAACGACCGGAGAAATCACCCAGCAGAAGCAGCCCGAGCGCCCCACACTGCCCGCCTACGCGCAAGCCGACTTCACAAAGAACCTGCCGCAGTGGGCCGGCATCGTGAAGTCAGGCCGCAAGACGCCGGATGAACTGATCGCCATGGTGGGAACCAAGGGCGTGCTGTCCGAAGCCCAGAAACAGGGCATCCGCGATCTTGCGAAGTCGCAGGACGTGACCGATGCGCCGATCAAGAACGAGGTGCCCGCTGAACCGGCCATGAGCGCCGCCGAACAGGAAGCGCACGCCGAGTTCCTGGCTGGACTGGAGGGCTGACCGATGAGCAACACATTGAACCGTGGGGATACGGTCTACAACCAGCACGGGCAAGAGGCAATTCTTGTCGCATCAAGTTGCGGAGAGCATCTGGTCCGTCCAATCTTTGAAGACGACGATGGATCGCACGAAGGCGACGTTGAAACGTGGCGCACGGTCTTCCGCACACCGCCAGCGCCGAAGCTGGATGCCGAGACGGCAGCAGCTGAAAAGCGACTGCACGACCTCAACGTGCAAGTGTCCGCAATTCGTGACCAGATCAACGAGTTCAACAAGAGCGAGAAAGATCGTCTGGCCCGCATCAAGCAGCACGGCGCTCTTGAACTTCTGGACCGCTATCTGGCCGGTGAAATCACGCACTACGTTGCGGTCAAGGAATACGGGTTCGGCGTGGAAATCATCCCGGTCTCTGACACGCTGGAAAGCTACCCATCCAACAACGGTTATGGGCTACTGACACTCCATCCGTTCATGGGCTGGAACAAGCAAATCAAGTGGTCCATCTACTACAACAAAAAATGGGAAAGCCGCTACACCAACGACAGGACTGAGCGCGTATTTCCCTGCTGCGGTGAAGAGGATGCAAAGGCAAAGGCCGTGGCGATCATCCTGGCAGAAATAGCGGCCCAGATGGCCAAGGACGACAAGGATCGTCGCAACACCAGCGAACTCATCAAGTTTGCAAAAGCCCACGGTGTCGAAGTTCCGCAAGAGTTGATCGACTCAGTTGCCGCCGCCCGAGTCGCCATGGTTGAGCGCGAGATTGCCGAGAAGTCGAAGCAGATCGAAGCGCTCAAGCAACAACTCGCAGCCACCGCCTGAACCACACACCGGAGAACACCATGAACATGACCTTTCACGACTTCGCACAGGGTTCGCCTGAATGGCACCAGCACCGCAGCACGCATTTCAACGCATCTGACGCCCCAGCCATGATGGGCTGCAGCCCGTACCAGACCCGCACCGAACTGCTGACCCGCATGAAGACCGGCATCAGCGCCGAAGTGGACGCGGGGACGCAGCGCCGTTTCGATGATGGCCACCGCTTCGAGGCCCTGGCCCGCCCGCTGGCAGAGAAGATCATCAGCGACGACCTATACCCGGTGACCGGATCGCGCGGCGATTTGTCGGCCAGCTTCGACGGCCTGACGCTGGACGGAATGACGGCTTTTGAGCACAAAACTCTGAACACCGAACTGATCGTCTGGTTCGGGCAATACGACCGGTCGGACGTTGAAAGCATCATCAACTCAGCAGGAAACCATCTTCCGTTGACCTACCGCGTTCAGATGGAACAGCAGATGGCCGTTTCTGGTGCAGATCGCGTGCTGTTCATGGCGTCGAATTGGCAAGGCGAAACGCTGGTCGAAGAGCGCCACTGCTGGTACGCATCGGATTCCTATCTGCGCGCCAAGATCGTCGCCGGCTGGGCTCAGTTCGCCAAGGACCTGATCGACTTCACACCCGCAGCCGCAGAGCCAATCAAACCAGTTGGCCGCACGCCTGACCAACTGCCGGCCCTGCGGTCTTCCGTGAAGGGTGAACTGGTACTTGAATCGAACATCAAGGAATGGGAATCCGCTGCATTGGTCTACATCCAGACGGTGCGCGACCATGAGCTGAAGACCGATCAGGACTTTGAAGACGCTGATGCTGCCGTCAAATGGTGCGTCAGCAGCAAGACCACGCTGGACGGCCTAAAGTCAAACCTCATGTCTGCAACCGGCGACGTGAACACCGCCGTGGGAACGCTTGACCGCCTCATGTCCGAACTGGACAAGACGCGCATCCAGTTCACCAAAGCCATGGACGCACGCAAGGCCGAGCGCAAGGCTGAGATTGTGGCCGGTGGTATTGCGGCCTACGAAAAGCACGAGTCCGAACTGATCCGCGACACTGGTGGTCCTTGGATTGTGTTGGGAAAGCCAGACTTTGGTGGCGCCATCAAGAACCTGCGGACGTTCACCAGCATTCAGAACGCTGTGGACACGGCGCTGGCAGCAGCCAAGATGAAGGCCGATGAGTCGGCGCGCAAGATCCGTGAAAGCCTGCGCATCCTGGCCGACGATGGCGCCGGTTACGAGTTCCTGTTCAATGACCGCCTGGCGCTGATTGGCAAGGCCGCGGACGATCTGCGTTTGCTGGTGAAGTCGCGCATTGCTGAGCACCAGGCCGCCGAGAAGGCCAAGGAAGAAGCGCAGCGCGAGCGCATCCGGGCAGAGGAAGCGGCACGGTTGGAGCGTGAGGCAGCGGCCAAGGCGGCAGCGGAAAAGGCAGATGCCGACCGGCTGGAGCGCGAGCGCGCCCATGCTGCGCAGGTGGAGGCCGACCGCATCTCCCGTGAGCAAGCCGAAGCTGTGAGCGCCGCGCGCATCCGTGAAGAGCAGGCAAAGCCGATGCAGCGCATCACCGCGTTCGCCGAGGTGGAAGATGTACAAGTTACGTTTGTGCACCCTGAGCCGGACTTGTACGCCGAGTTATCAGCCGTAGGGACCCCTGTTGCCGGAGTCAAGCTGATTCATGGGGAAGTCGGCCACATTGACCCGGCCGTCCGTTTCGTGAAAAGCGAAGACAACGGCACCCGCCTAACGCTCGGCCAACTGAACGACCGCCTTGCCCCGGTCAGCATCAACGTCGCCGGCCTGTCAACGCTGGGCTTTGATCCGGTCGAGCAGGTGAAGGCTTCGCGGTTTTACAGGGAATGCGATCTGCCTGCGATCTGCGGGGCTATCAGCGCGCACGTCCTGGCTGCTTGCGCTACGGAGGCTGCATGAAAGAACGCCCCATCCTGTTCAGCAAGCCCATGGTTCTCGCATTGCTGAGCGGAACGAAGACCCAGACGCGCCGCGTGGTGAAGCCGAGCGACCTCGCGTGGATGGACGAACACCAAGGCCTCCGCGAACCCGACAACGCGATCCGCTGTCCATACGGACAGCCCGGAGATCACCTGTGGGTGCGCGAAACCTTCTTCGCCTGGGGCCGCTGGGAGACGCGATTCAGCGCCAAGAAGGGCCGCGACGAGTGGCACTTCATCGACATGACGCTGGAGTGCGGCCAGTCCTACCTCTACGCTGCCGATGGCGTCAGCGACACCAAGGCGTTCATCAAACGCCGCGGTGGTGTTGAGCCAATGTACTGGAAACGGCCGGCCATCTTCATGCCGCGCGCCGCGTGTCGAATCACGCTGGAATTGACTGGCGTGCGCGTGGATCGCCTGCAGGACATCAGCGAGGCCGACGCCAAGGCGGAAGGAATCCACCAGCAGCCAACAACAGGCTGGTTTTCGGTGCCTGGAATCAGTGGTGCGGGAACCACGGCGAGGGCCGCTTACGCACTGTTGTGGAACTCCATCAATGGCGCCGGAAGCTGGGATTCAAACCCCTGGGTGTGGTGCGTGGAATTCAAGCGAACGGAGGTGGCATGAACGCCATTCAACCAGCGCCGCAGCCCCACCTGTGGGACGGCACCCCGATGGCAGCGATGCCGTACGTCATCAGCAAGGGAAACGACACACCCGACCACCGGGTATACGAGGGAATGAATATGAGCGCAGAACAATCGCCAGAATTTCGAGCGCAGGACATCAAGATGCGCCGCCTTGAGATTGCAGCGCAGCTGGCCGAGTGGAAGCGTGCGTTCTTTGTTGATGGCATTGAACAACCATTCACGGCAAGGGTGACGCTTGAGGCCGAAGATGCACAGCTGGCCCTTGAGGCGCGCGTCATCAGCACAGCCGCAGTTGCTGCAGCAGTCGAGCGACGAAAGATTGAGGCAAAAGCAGAGGTCGCCCGCCTGTCCGCAATCAATGCGGAACTGCTGGAGGCGCTGAAAGACCTGACCGGCGTGATTACCGCAGCCGGACTCAGCAACTTGAGCCGTGGCGTTCAGCTTGGCCCCACGGTTTGGTATGTGAAGGCCAGCGACGCCATGGAATCGTCACTCGCAGCGATTGCCAAAGCACAAGGAGAGCAACTGTGATCGACAACCTGAAAGAGCGCGAGGAATTTGAAGCGTGGTACGGCGATCAAGGCAAGTGGCCTGCCGCAGTTGAGCGCATCGGCGATGGGTACAAGCTTGCAGCGGCTCAATCCGCATGGGTCACATGGCAAGCCCGCGCAGCTATCGAAGCCAACACGCCAGCGGTGCCGGATGCTCGAATCGTGGAGTGCGCCCGTCGACTAATTGAACATGCGGACTTCGCGCTCGGTGGCTGTCTGAGCGCCAGCAGCAAGGTGAGAGACATCCCATCAAATGCCTGCTCTCAGGTGAAGGCTCGACACCTTGCCGCATTGCGGGACGCTCTCGCAGCAGCACCCCAGCCGCAACAAGTGGCGCAGCCAGTGCAGGCGAGCCAGTACGGAAGTCCTGAACTGCAATCGTTGATTTTGGAAAAGTTGGCACAGCCAGTGCAAGCGAGAGAGTGGCACCCGATTGAGACAGCGCCAGACGACATGACAGAGCCGGTCATGGTTTTCTGGATCGATTCCGATGGCGCTCCGATGCGCGAGTTTGATTACAAAGAAGACGGGTGCTGGATGGGCTGGCATGAGCACGCCGAACACGTAGAAATCATCGGCGGCCATGGCGTGAGCTACACACCTCCATACACCCACTGGATGCCACTCCCGCCACCGCCAACCAACCAACATAAGGACAACCAATGAGCAACATCATGAACGACCTGCACACCGTGGGCCTGAACCCGTTCGGTGTGGTGCTGGTGGCTGAGTCAATGCTCAAGTCGCCAATCGCGCCAATGAGTGCAGACGACAAGCCGCTGACATTTTTCATGCCGATCAACCGCGCCGATTGCGCCGAGTGGGTTGGAGTCGAGTTCACGCTCAAGGCCGTGCGTGCCGAGAAAGAACAGAAGGAGTGAACATGGCTCTTACCGATACCAAATCTTTGATAGCACGATTCGAGCGACAGGCTCACCGCCTTGGGGAACTGTGGGAGCGTTGCCATGGCAAAGGCTGGTCAGAAGAATATGCCAACGAGTTCAAAGCACTAAGGGACGAGCGAGTGCCAGCAACGCGAGCGGCCCTTGAAGCCATCGAATCCGCAGCAGTCGCGCCACTACTGGCACGCATCGCAGCCCTTGAGGCTCAAGTCGAGCAGGCCGCGCAGCCGGTGGCGGCTCAGCATCGGTTCCGCCACCCACAAAAAACAATGCCGGGTTGGTCTACGTGGCAATCTTGCGCTGTATCAGACCGCCCGGCTTGGCAAATCGACTCCCAAGGCTATGAAGTCGAGTATAGGGCGCTCTATACATCGCCACCAAAGGCGGCGCCACTGACCGATGAGCAGCACCCAGATGACGCCGCAGTGGATCATTTCTCGGTGGCTATGAAAGCCAAGCTTTCCGCAGCGCGTGCGAAGGGTCGAGGCGGATGGGAGAACTGTGACCCATACGTCCTGAGCGACATGCTTCGCGCTCACGTCGAGAAGGGAGACCCGCGCGATGTGGCGAATTTCTGCATGTTCCTGCACATGCTTGGTCACGGAATTTACAAGCCGTCAATCCAGCCTGACTTGGCGGCAATGCTGCAGGAACTGGACACGCCAATAGCTGGGCACCTTGGTAGCCACAGTGGGAAGTTTGTGCCCGGAGCGTCGAAATACTCTAACGCATTCGACGCCTTCGAGTCTGCGATACCGCTGGTCCGCTGGGAAGATCATGAGCGGTCGTGCCGGAAGATCGCTGCGCTCTCAGAACCCCATTGTTCGCAGCCAACGCAGCTACAGATGCTGAGTGAGTTTGAAGAAGGAACTCTTGCCATCGAGCACATGGGTCCTTCCGCACTGGCTGGCGACAGCATGAGCCTGATGGATGCATTTGACAAAGGCTTGAAGGCTGGGCAATCCGCGCTCGCGGCAAAGAATGGAGTGGAACTCAAATGACAGACCGTGAACTACTTGAGCGCGCTGCGCGGGCGGCTGGGATTTCGGGGTTCTGGGAGAAAGATACGGCATTCATCCAAGACCGCTACTTCTTCAACGTGCCCTATGACAATAAAAACATGCTGACCGGCTTTCGATGGAATCCACTCGCTGAAAGCGGCGAAGCTCTCAGGCTTGCCGTGAGGCTTGGAATGGTCGTTCAGATCGATATTGATGCCGGAGCCACTAGGGTACTCAACGAGTACTTCGAGGTGCTGCTTATCCACCTGCACGTCGATGGAGGCGCGGAGGCAGCTACCAGAAAAGCCATCGTGCGGGCTGCTGCGTCTATGGCACCCGAAGGAGTAGAAGCCGCCCACGGCATCACACCGGCCACGGTCGAGAAAGAGGGGGAGTGATGAAAGACAGATGGACGTTCCAAGACGAGCACAAACTTCAAGTTCTTTTGAAGCGGAAAACAGAGACGACAGAGCGGAACATGAAGCCACTGGTTTTGATTGCCCGCTTGCTCGATACAGACAGCACAGACGAGAAATTGGCGGAGTCACTGGCACAGTACGCCGATGCGTTGCGTGATGCGCTTGAGCCGTTCGACAGCGGTGTTCGGTGTGCCGCCGAGAAAGGAGCCCGAGATGCCAACTGACGCACAACGCCGGAACCTTGCCAGCGCTCACCATGCAGATGTGAAGGCTTTGAGCGAGCGGATCGCACTGCTTGAGCAGCAGCTTGCCGAGGCAAAACGCCAGATGGAAAGCCAGAAGGATGAATGGCTTGCTTGGGAGGCGAAACGGGCGGCGCTGGAGTTGGGTGCTGCGCGGTATCGACAATTGGCGAAGGGAGAACCTCTGACTGTTGTTGTCCCAACACCAACAGATGAAAAGCCAAGCCGCAAAGTGACCATCATCTACGGACCTAACAGCGAACCCGGTTACGCGGAAGCCTTGGGGATGGCCATCGACGCAGCCATTACCAGCACACAGGAGCAGACAGCATGAACATCGAAGAACTGAAACTTGTCCTGCAGACGATCCAAGGGATCAGCGGTGACGCAAGCACAGCGGCTATCTTGTGGGTGGCCTTGCACTATGGGTCAGGGATCATCACCGGCCTGCTGACAGCCGGGACCATCCTCGGAATGGTCTACCTGGTCATCAAGGCAATCATGGCAAATACCGAGTGGGCGAATGCTGTGAAAGAGGTCTGCAAAGCATACGGTTGCAACGACGACTATTCGTTCATCACAACAGAGCAGAAAAGGGCCTTGAGGAAGGCGATTGATAGGTCGAAGACATGACAACCACAACCGAAGAACAAACCTGCGAGGACGGATGCAACGGCTGCGATGAGTGCATCGACTACGACGACGAAGAGTGCGAGCGCTGTCATGGTGACGGACGTGATCCGTGGAATGACTATCTGCTGCCCTGCCCGCTTTGCCAAGGAGATGCGCCATGACCACCGAACAAGACCCAAACGAGATCATCAAGCGCGGCGATCTGCCGAAGATGCTCCATGTGTGCAGCGACACCGTGCGCAAGATGTGCAAGGCGAACAAGCTGCCGCCATACGATGTCGCCCTTTCGCGCAAGACCTCGGGCTGGAAGCGGTCCACCCTGGTTGCGCATGGGGTGAAGGTATGAACACCGAAGCCCAGGGGCGCTGAAGGCGTCCCGCTGGGGCGCAGAGTTCAACAACGCAACACGCCGGAGAAAACCATGGCCTGCCCTAAATGCGGCTGCAAGGTGCATTACCAGTACGACACCGGCTGGGACGGAGAACAGCAGCCCGAGAACCTGGAACGCTGCGCCGCCTGCGGCGAGGTGTTCGACATTGAAGACTCAACCGAGGAAGAAGACCATGGCGAAACGCTGTGACAACTGCAAGCATTGGACAGAGAGCGTGTTTCTCGGCAGCAGCGCCAGCGGCTACGGCTGCTGGGAAGGCCACTGCCACAACCCGCTGGTGCCAGCGCCGCGCTTTGACGAGCGCCCAAGGCACAACCTCATGTTGGCCTGCCAGCACTTCGAGGAAGGCGCTCACCCGCACAGCTTGTCAGGCGCTGCTGAGGCGAAGTTGTTGAACACCAATTAGGCGACGACCACCGTCGCATAACACCGGCACAAGCATTTACGCACGACAGAGCCACATAGCCCAAGCCTCCAGCATGGCGCGGCGCTGATCGAGGTAAATCGATCGGTTGTACGCAGCCCTGGTCTTGTCTCCAGGCACATGCGCCAACTGGCGCTCGATCACGTCGGGCGGATAGCCTGCCTCGTTCGCCCAGGTGCTGGCCACCGAGCGCAGCCCGTGGCCAGTCATCTGACCTTTGAATCCCATGCGGTACAGCAGCGCCAGTATCGCGTTCTCGCTGATCGGTCGGTCAGGCCGGTGCTCGGCGGGCAGCACGTAGACGCTTGAGCCAGCGCGCGGCTTGAGCACTTTCAGCAGATCCAGAGCAGCCTTGGACAGCGGAACCACATGCTCCCGGCGCCGCTTCATCTTGCCGGCAGGGATCAGCCAGGTGTCGCCGTCGATTTCATCCCAGCGCATGAACCGGAGTTCGTTTGTGCGGACCCACGTCAGGGCCAGCAGGCGCAGCGCCAGGACGGATTGAAGTTCGCCCTCGATTGACAGGCGCTCCATGAACGCCGGCACCTCGCGCAATTCCAGCGCGGCGAAGTGCTCCACCTGCTTTTTCCCGAAGGCGCGCTCGGGCTTGATGGATCGCGGCGGGTTCTCTGTGGCGTGCCCCTGCTCGATGGCCCAATCCCATAGCTGAGCCAGCCACATCCTGACCTTGCGCGCGTAGTCGTGCTTGCCTCGAGCATCCAATCGGTTCAAAGTCTCGAGCACATCGGCTCGAGCAATGTCCCGCATGACTCGAGCGCCCAGCATCGGCTGAACGTGCATCTCGAAGGCTCTGCGCTCGTTCTCAAGGTAGGAGGTGGACAGGTCTTTGCGACCGGACCAGTAGGCGGTGTGGGCCTCGTCCAGCGTGACAGCGTTGCGCTTGGCCTTGCGCGCCGCGTTCGGGTCCTGCCCTGCCCTGAGTACCGCCTTCGCCTCGTCGCGCTTCTGGCGGGCCTCCTGCAAGCTGACCGCAGGGTATGGGCCTATCACCAGGGTCTGGGGCTTCCCGTTGATCCTGTAGGCCAGGCGCCACACCTTGGCGCCTTTTGGGGAAACGTAGAGGTGCATGCCCTCGCCGTCGAAATACTTGGCGGCTTTTTCAGCCGGCTTGATGCCACGGCACTTGGCGTCCGTGAGCTTGTTCGTTGTAGGCAT